AGCTAGCTGCCCAGCCACTGTTAGTAGCTATAACAAGTAACAACTAGCTGCTGCCAGCTGCTTCCGCTTAGTAACAACTAGCAACTTGCTGCGTGCGGCTGCGGCTTGACGCTTGGGGCGCCCCGCTACCGCGGGGTAGCAAGTACCAAGTAACAAGTAACTACTAACAGCTAGCGGCGAGCGACCTGCTAGCAGCCAACACTATGCTTAAATAACGCGCGCACGCGAAGGCTATTTTGAAAAAGTGCGGATTGCAGTTACTAGCAGCTTGCAGCAGCCATTGCGTTGACGCGGGAGCCTGCAATTTGCTATTCTACAGCCCTAGCAATTACGGAGCACAGCAATGGGCAATGACCTGAAGAAAGTCGGTTACAGTCACGACGCAATGATTGACCTTATCCTGCAAGACCCGACAGTCACCAGCAGCGAATTGTCTCAAGTCTTTGGCTACTCCCCTGCCTGGTGCTCCCGCATACTTGCCAGCGACAGCTTCCAAGCCCGCCTCGCGCAACGCAAGTCCGCACTCATTGATCCCATCATCGCCCGCAGTCTCAACGACCGGATGCGCGCTGTAGCAATCCGCAGCATGGACGTCATCGAAGAAAAACTTGCCGCCGAACCCAGTGCTCAGTACGCTCTTGACGCGCTGGAACTCGCAACCTCCGGCCTTGGCGTCGTAAACGCTGCAATGCGCTGATGGCTACCGGAACTCCGAAGCTGTCTGCACGGGCGCAAGCCCTTATTGATGCTGCTCGTGGTAAAGAGCAGCAGCAGATGATTGCTGAAGCCAACCAGAGGCTCGCCGACCCAGTCGGGGGCCAGCTCGCCGCTTTGGTGCGGGAGTCACACGCTGCAACTGACGGCAAAGTAACTGCTCCCCCGGCAACGGTTGTCTCCCCAGTGCCTGCTACTTCCACTTCCATTGCAGCGGCTCCCGCACCACTTTTACCAGCTTCAACCACCCTGTCGCTGCGTGCTGGCTACACTCCCAAGGCCATGGTTGACCTGATGGCAGATCATCCTGAGTACAGCCACGGCCAATTGTGTGCGCACTTCGGGCGTCCGTCTTCTTGGCTGGCCTCCGTGCTGGCGAGCAGCGCTTTCCAGGCAGCGCTTGATGAACGCAGACACGAAATCGCAGACCCAACACTCACCGCGTCACTGCATGAGCGCTTCAAGGCACTAGCCATTCGCACCAGCAACGTGATGATGACCAAAATGGACAGCCCGGAAGTGGCTGACTTCATGGTCCTGAAGGCTGGGGAAATCGCAATCAAGGCCTTGGGCATGGGACAGAAACATGCTGAGGCTCAAGGGGCGCCCGCGGCTCCCGCCGTGCAGCAAGAGTCACTGGCCGAGCGCCTGATGAAGATGATGGACGAGCGCGATGGCAAGCGCACAGTAGATGTTGACGCTGAAGAAGTAACCCCAAATGGCAACATCTAGTAGCCAGTCGCCACAAACAACACTCAACGCAAGGCTCATTGAGGGCTTTTCGTTGATGTACATGCAGAAAGGATTTGACGATGCAAAACCCACACCAGATTTCCACAGGGAAGGTTGGAAGCTCTACTCCAGCAGTGTCGAAAAAGCCTGCGTTATTGCTCCCCGCGGACACGCTAAGTCCTCTGCACTCACTCATGTGTACTGCCTGGCATCGGTGCTTTTCCGAGCCGAGTCCTACGTCATCCTCATCAGTACCAACGAGGAACTCGCCATTGAACACCTTGGCGACATCACACGAGAGCTGACCGAAAACGAAGAGATGATTCGGGACTTCGAGATTGAAAAGTTCGTCACTCTGTCGAAGACTGAAATCATTGTGGAGTTCAAAGATGGGCACCAGTTCCGTATCCTTGCGCGCGGCTCCGGCCAAAAACTCCGCGGCCGTAAGTGGCGTGGTATGCGCCCTGGCCTTATCATCTGCGATGACCTTGAGGACGATGAGCAGGTCGAGAACAAAGAACGTCGTGACAAGTTTCGACGCTGGTTCAATCGCGCCGCTATTCCGGCACTTCGTCGCGGAGGTAAGATTCGCGTTCACGGTACCATCCTGCACGAAGATTCACTTCTGGCCAGGCTGCGTAAGAACAAAGAATGGCACGTTCGCTTCTACCGTGCCCACAAATCCTTCGACGACTTCTCGGACATTCTGTGGCCTGAGCAGTTCACTGAAGAAGCACTTCGTGGCATCCGTCAGCGGTACATCGAGGACTTTGATGCAAACGGGTATTCGCAGGAATACCTGAACGACCCGTTTGACAACTCAGAAGCGTACCTGAAAAAGGAATGGTTCCTGTCAATGACGGAGCAGGACTTTGACATCGACCTCAAGACTGCCGTAGGCGTGGACTTTGCTATCAGCAAGGCTGACAAGGCCAACCGCACATCGTTCACCATCGGCGGCGTCCCTTCAGACAACCGCTTGCTGATTGTCGGGCAAAAGGTTGACCGTTGGGCTATCGACGAAATCATCGACCAGATGTTTATTATCCAAGACACCTATGAACCAGAAGTGTTCTACGTCGAAGACGGTGTGATCTGGAAGGCACTGGAACCCATCCTTAACAAGGAAATGCAAACGCGGAACAAGTGGCTACTCTGCACTGCACTGTCTTCCACCAAGGACAAAGCTGTTCGTGGCCGCAGCCTGCAAAAACGCATGAAAGCTGGCAATGTGTTCTTTGACAAAGAAGCCTCATGGTATGCTGGCTACGAGTCAGAGATGCTCCGATTCACTGGCTACAGCGAGGCGCGGCTGGACGACCAGTTCGACTCTACCGCAATCTTGTCGCGGGGGCTTGACATGGCACCGATACTGGACGAGGATGATTTCACTTCGGAAGAAGAACTATCCTTCCGTGAACAGGCCCGACTGGCGCAAGCCCAAGGCAGTGATGGCCGCAACGACATAACCGGATACTGATATGACCAACGCACTGAAGAAAACACAGCTGAAACTCAGGGACATTGTCCGTATGCCAAACGTGGCTGAGAAGCTGTCGCCAGAAGAACTAACCCTATACGGCACAGCTGCTGTTGACGGGTACACTGCGGATAAGATGACCCGCACGGACTGGGAAGGGCGCAATGCGAAAGCAATCAAGCTGGCACTGCAACTGGCCGAAAGAAAGACCTTCCCTTGGGCTGGTGCCAGTAACGTCAAGTTTCCGCTTGTGACAATTGCCGCGCTGCAGTTCCTGGCACGGATTAGCACGCTGACCAGTGGCCGGCAGTTGGCAAAACTGGAAGCCTGGGGACCGGACCCAGAAGGTAAAAAGCTCGCCCGTGCGGAGCGTCTGGGCACACACATCTCGTATCAGTTGCTGGAACAAAACCGCAACTGGGTAGACGATGACGAGCAGGCAAAGTTCTCTGCAGCTCTCTTGGGCGCTGCAATTAAGAAGACCTTCCGTGATGGTGTCGAGGGCGTCACACGCAGTGAATACGTCCCCATCATGGACTTTGTTGTGGATTACTTCTGCAAGGACCTGGAAAAAGCTCAGCGCGCTACGCACAAGCTGACGATGTTCCAGAACACTGTGCAAGAAAACGTTCGCCGTGGGCTGTTCCTGCCTATGCTTGACGACACTGAGCCCCCAGTACCTACCGTTGGTAACAGTACTGGCCAGCTCCAAGCCGCTTCTGATGAAGTTGCCGGTTTGAATCGTCAAGTGCAGGACAGCCTGCGACCTTATGAAGTGTTGGAGCAGCACTGCTGGCTGGACCTGGATGATGACGGGTATGCTGAACCGTACACACTGTTCGTGCGCTATGACACCAAGCAGGTGCTGCGCATTGTGGCTAGATTCTTTGATGAAGGGGATGTGTACCGTGTACATGACGCAGAAATCCGCAAGCTGGATGCGAAAGCAAAAGATGAGAAAGACTTGCCTACCCGCATCAGTTATGAGCAAGAGGCTGACAAACTGGAAAACTCAGCCGGTAACAAGATTATCAGGATTGTGCCGACCACGCACTTTACCCGGTATGTGTTTATCCCTGCCCCGGACGGTGGCTTTTATGGACTCGGCCTGGGTGCGCTGCTCGGCCCCACGAATGCGGCAGTGGATAGTCTCATTAACCAAATCATCGACGCAGGTACGATGCTCACGACGAGCGGCGGGTTCCTGGGCCGTGGTGTAAAGATCAAAAGTGGCAAGCAGACGTTTGACCCCTTTGAGTGGAAGACTGTTGATGGCAGTGGTGATGACCTGCGGAAGAATATTGTGCCGCTGCCCGTTAGTACGCCGCCGGACATTCTGTTTAACCTGCTGGGGCTGTTGATACAGTACGGAGAGAAGATTGGCAGCGCCACGGATGCGCTGACAGGAGTTAGTCCTGGCCAGAACACACCCGCAGAGACAAGTCGCAACACACTAGAGCAGGGCATGATGCTCTTTTCTGGTATCTACAAGCGGATGCACCGCGGGCTGGGCGAGGAATTGCGCCGGGTGTATCAACTAAACAAGTGGTATGTGAAGTCAAGTCCGGATTTTGCAGAACTGACCGATGGCGAGAATGCACTGTTTGCTGCAGACGACTACGATGACAACAGCTTCCGCATTTACCCAAGTGCTGATGCGACTGCAGCCTCGCCACAACAAAAGCAGGCCAAGGCCAAGGTCGCCTTTGACCTGATGGGGCACAATCCGAATGGCTTTGAACGGTACAAGGTCATCCACCGGGTGCTGGAGGCTTACGAAGTCGAGTCCATTGAGGAAATCTTCCCGAACCCCAAAGGACCAAACGCTGTGCAGCCCATCCCAAACCCGAAAGTGGAATTGGAGAAAGCCAAACTGCAGCAAAAAGACAAGATTCACCAAGACGAAATGGGCTTGGCGATTGCCGAACTGCGTCAAGAAATGGGTGTCAACGAAGCAAAGATTATGGAGTTGGAAGCCAAGGCACAAAAGCACATGGCGGACGCTCAAGGAGTAAGCGACGGTCATGCAATTGCCATGATCGAAGCTCACCTCGGTGCAGCCAAAACTCACCGTGAAGGGCTTCTGAAGGTCCTGGACCTGATGGAGCGAAACCACCAAGCAAACCAGCAGCATAGTCTGCAAGCAGCTAAGATAGGAGAGAGCAATGGCAGTAAACCCGCACCTAAGCCCCAATGATTGGGACCAATGGGCAAAGAGTCCCGCAACGCAAGCGTTTGTGGCTAGTCTGAAAGACGCTGTGGAGGAAGTAAAGGAAAGCTGGTCGCAGCAAGCCTTCACGGAAGTTAACACAAACACAGCGGCTTTGGCGGAAGTCCGAGCATTGCGTAAGGTGATGGATGCCATTGCTGATTGCGAAATTAAGCCAACTGAACAGGAGAACGACAATGACGAGTGAAGTACGAGAACTGGGCTGGCGCGGTGTCAAAGGGCCAGTTGCGACAAACAAGAGTGGCTTCCGGGCCTGCGGCCACCGGGTGCTGCTGCTGGGCGAGCAAAAGGAAGAAACTTCTGCCGGCGGCATCTTGCTGGTCAAGAGCACGCAGGACAAAGAACAGCAGCATCAGGTCTGGGCCACAGTGATCGAGATTGGACACGATGCCTGGTCCGACAAGAGCACTGATTTTTGCGAAGTCGGCGACAAGGTGTTGGTGGGTCAGTACACTGGCAAGTTCCATGAAAGCCCTGTTGACGGCAAGACTTACCGTTTTGTGCAAGACTTGGACATTATCACACCCTTGGTCAAGGTGTAGGCATTTCTCACCCGTATTATCAATCCTTAATACGGGTGAGAAACTCAATTATTTTTGGAGTAAGACATGACAATTGAAAACAATGGTACACCAGCCGGGCGCACTGCTGCGGAAATCGAGGCTGAACTAGAAAGCATCGACGTTACAGCACGCGAGTTGCTTCTGGAAGACGCTGCGGGCGAGCAAAAGCCTGCAGCAAAACAGGAAGTGCACGACTATGAGTACGAGGCTCGACGCAAAGGCTGGCGGCCAGAGTCCGAGTACACCGGACCAGAAGGCAAATGGGTCGATGCTCAGACTTTTGTCGAGCGTGGCGAGCGCTTCACCAAGAAACTGCAAGGCGAAATCGAGACACTGCAGCGCAAAATCGACTCCTTTGAGGGTACCAAAGCACAGTTCCGTAAGTTCTTCGACGAGCAGATGGCCAAGCGCGACAAGGAACATGCCGAAGCTATCCAAACATTGCGGTTGCAGCACAAAGCCGCCATTCGTGATGGTGACGACGAGCTGGCACTGGAACTCGAAGACCGCATCGACACAACGCGCAAGCAGCAAGCCTCCCTCAAGGAAGAGGCGGCAGCAGCTGCCGCAGACAAAACCGATGAAACAGCGGCTGCAGCCACACCAACCACAGACCCTGTGCTTGTGGAATGGATTGCCGAAGGCAACGAGTGGTTCCAGACCGATGAAGTCCTGACCAAGCACGCCATTGCCGTGGGCAAACAGTTCCGCGCAAACGGCGAAAAGGCAATTGGCCGAGCCTTCCTGGAAATGGTGGCCGCGCAAGTCAAAAGCGACTTCCCGCGCCGTTTCAAGGCACTGCAAACACCTTCAGGCAGCCGCAATGTCTCCACCGAAGGTGCCGGGCAGGGTGGCACTGGCAATCCAAATTCCGGCGGTTACAATGGAAAAACTGAACGGGACCTCCCTGCAGAAGATTTGGCGCTCATGCGGCAATTTGTCAAGGATGGTCTGTACACCAAAGAGCAATTTTTGAAGTCTTACTTCTCAAGGAATAGTTAATATGTCCGAAGCCAACCAAACCCCAAAATCCGACGCCCTGGAAGCCACCGCAAACGACCGTTTTGCTTTGGCCAAGCAACGCCGGGTAGCAGCCATAGCGCAACGCGACAGCGAACGCAACACCAAAGGTGCCCAACGTGAACGCGCTCCTGATCTTGGTGGTCATCGTCTGAAACTCGCAGTCAGTGGTTCCATCGACGGACACCATTTGTACTGGGAAAACGACGAAGACGGCAAGATCGAGGACCTCCTGTTCCAAGGGTTTGATTTCGTCGCCCCTGGCGAAGTAAACCGGGCCTCGGACCTGGTAGCAGATATGGACTTGGCAAATCGCATCAGCCGCTATGTCGGTCGCCGTGAAGACGGTAGCCCACTGCGTGCTTATTTGCTGAAATGCCCCAATGAGATATGGAACGCCCGGAAAGCTGCCGACCAACAACAAGCTAATGAGTGGGACGAGCAGATTCGCAGTGGCCGCATGAAACCCCAGGACGGGCAGTACACACCGAAAGGCGTGTCGTCTTACCTGGAAACGAACGCAAAAGTTTAACCCCCTTTCACAAGGAACTTGTAAATGCCAAATATTGTGCAACCCAAGGGCTTCGTGCCCTCGCGTTATCGTAACGCAAACCCTTACACAGGCGCCTGCAACATGTACTGCGTACCGTCTTCGGATGTCACGCAGCTGAACGTTGGCGACCCTGTGAAGTCCGCTGCAGGTGGTGATGCCAACGGTATCCCCTACATGCAAAAAGCCGCCGGTACTGATACAGTGCGTGGTGTGATTGTTGGTGTGTTGGCCTCTGGCTACAATGCACCATCGCTCGTGGGAACGAACTTGGACTTGACCATCCAAAACATCCCCGCAGCCAAAACCAAGGACTACTACATCCTGGTTGCGGATGACCCAGATTTGATCTTCGAAGTTGCTGACGATGGTGTGTCTGCCCTGACATCCGCTGCCTGCAACAAGAACGCCTCGTTCACTGTGACTAACCCCACAGCACCTGGCCAAAACTCTGCGTCTGTCTTGCTGACCAGCTCTGTGGCAGTCACGCAAGGTCTGAACTTGAAGATCATCGGTCTGGTGCAAAAGCCTGGCAATGCCTACGGCAAAAACGCACTGTGGGCAGTGATCTTCAACCAGCACGAGTTTGGCGGTCCTAACACCGCTGGCGTCTGATTTCAACATTTTCAACTAAGGAGTATCTGTCATGGCAGGTCCAGTAAATACCGGTTCGTATCCCAAGGCACTTTGGGAAGGCGTCAAAGCTTGGTGGGATTCCGCAGCATCGTCTGCCCCACAATTCGCACCTCTGCTCTTCAAGAAGGAAACTTCGACGAAGAACTACGAGGAATACGTGCAGTCCGTCGGTCCAGGTATCGCGGTCGTCAAGCCCGAAGGTCAGCCCATCTCTTATGATGGTATGCAACAAGGCTTCGTGACTCGTGGTACCAACGTGGCTTATGGCCTGGGTATCATCACCACTCACGAAGAGCTGAAGGACAACCTCTACATGAAGTTGACCAAGAATCGCACGCTGAAATTGCGCCGCGCCTTCGACGAAACCCGCAACATCAATGCAGCCAACGTGTACAACCGCGCGTTTACCGCTGGCTACAACGGTGGTGATGGCGTTACGTTGCTGAACGTGTCTCACCCCAACTTCAGCGGTGGCACATGGCAAAACAAATTGGCTGTGGACTCCGCGCTGTCACAAGCAGCTTTGGAAGACATGCTCATTTTGATGATGCAAGCCAAAGACGACAAGGGCTACATCGAGCCGCTGATGGGCGACAAACTGGTTGTGCATCCGTACAACAAGTTCAACGCTGATCGCATCTTGGGTACGCCTAAGCAAGTTGGCAGCAACAACAACGACATCAACCCCATCAACGTGCAATCGTTGCTGTCCGGTGGTGCTGTTGTGTGCCCGTACCTGACTGGTTCCGGCCCCTGGTTCATTACCACAAACGCTCAGGAAGGTCTGATCTGGCAAGAGCGTGAAGGTTTGGACATCTGGGAAGACAATGATGCTGATACCCGCAACTTCAAGGTCGGCGCGTATGAGCGTTATACCTTCCTGTGGGTGAATCCTCGCGGCCTGTACGGGTCCAACGCTGCGTAAGTAGTGGTCCATTTCATGCCCGCATTATTAATCCTTAATGCGGGCATGAAACTCCAAACCTTTTCAAGGAACTTCCATGGCTGATACCCTTACCACACGGATACCCAATGGGGTTACAAATGCTGCACTCTATCAGACGATGGGGCAAGCAGGCATTCCTGACCCTTCCTGGGCACACGTTTATCACAACGACTTCGACGTGTATGCTGCCGCAGACTGGACAGTCACAAAAGTAGGTACCGGAACCGCGGCTTTGGCTGCTGTTGATGGTGGCCAACTGCTGTTGACGACAACTGCAGGTGCCGCAGACGCTGTTTACAATCAACTGACCGCGGCTTCGTTCAAAGCTGTTGCCGGCAAGGACATCTGGTTCAAGCTCAACGGCATCTTGTCTGAAGTTGCGAACAGTGTTGTGTACGGCGGTTTGATTGCGACTGGCGCCACACCGTTGACAACCACTGACGGCATTTACATCAGCAAGCCCACAGGCTCTGGTGCATTGCAGCTGAACTGCGTCATCGGCGGCGTGGCTACAGTAGCGGCTTTCCCAGCGGCTTGCGTAGTAGCAAACAACGTTCCCTTTGAAATCGGCTTCCACGTCGATTCCAACGGTTCTGTTGAAGCTTTCTACAACCCAAGCACTGGACCGGACTGGCAGCAAATTGACCCTGTGTCTACAAGCACTCCCACAATGAGTGCGCGTGGTCGCGTGGCCTTGGCTGTTCCCGCAGCCCTCACCCAGGTCTTGCTCAACCCTTCGTTCGGCATCTTGAACAGCACAGCCGCAGCCCGCACTTTTGGCGTGGACTACGTGACTGTTGTTCGTAACCGCTGATAAGGAGAACCCTCGATGGCTAACTCAGTCAACATTCAAACTGTCCTTGATGGTCCGCGTAACTGCGTCATCAAGGTCGAGGGTATTCTTGATACTTCAGACTTGGCCCGTACACTTCTTGTCGACCCCAGCACACTGGCCGGCATGGACAATACGGGGTTGGTCAAGCCTCTGGGTCTCATTGTCGATCGCATTCAGTATTCCATCGAGGATACACTGGAAGTGCGGTTGGACTGGGACGCCACCACTCCCTCGCGGATGGTGGAACTGGATGGCCGAGGTACTGAGAAGTACGAGCGTTTTGGGGGCCTGACAAACAACTCTGGGGCTGGACGTACAGGTAAAATCTTCATGTCCACACAGGGCTGGGCGGCAGCTGCTACAGTCTCATTCACCTTGATCATTTCTCTGAAGAAACAAGGCACCTTGTAGTCATAACAACTGGAGAACGCGATGGCCACGAAACCAAAGCAACAGCGCGAAGCGCCCACTCCGGTGAAACCACAGTCCAGAGCGCAGTTAGGCAAAAGTCTAGCTGCGCTTGCTGGCTTGGCCTCACCGCAAAAGCAAAAACTGCCTAAAGGACGATAATGGCAACCAGTGGAACGTACTCTTTTGGCATGTCTGCCAATGACTTGGTGACGTCAGCCTTGCGTCAGACTGGTCGGTTTGCCTCTTACGACACCATTCCAGTAGCAGACACGGCGAATGTGATGCAGGCGCTGAATATTATTATCAAAGGGATGGTTAAGAACCAGCGACCTTTGTGGTGCATCCAGCGTGTAGCGATTCCACTGGTCACAGGGACAGCGACTTACAACCTGTCGACCATTACTGGGCAAGTGCGTCCACTGCGGATACTGTTTGCATACATCCGGGACTCTGCTGGTAGCGACACCACAGTGGCAATTGAAGCTCGTGACGACTACAACACACTGGGGCAAAAAACAGCAACTGGTGTGCCGAATCAGGTCTACTATGACCCACAACTGAGTGCCAGCACACTGACAGTCTACAATGTACCAGCGGACTTGACGCACACACTGTACGTTGACGTGCAGCGGCAAATCCAGGACATGAACCTTGCCACGGATAACCCGGACTTTCCGCAAGAAGCCTATCACATGCTGAAGTGGTGTCTGGCGGACGAAATTGCCTTAGAATACTTGACTCCAGCAGATATGCGGGCAGAGATTTCAATGAAGGCTCGGTCATCTTTTGAGGCGTTCTTTGCAGAAGAACGCGAAGACGTTAGCACTTATTTTACACCAAGTGAGCGGGGATAAATATGGCAGGGGTACCACAAACGTATGACAGTATCCGGTCAGTTCCGCTTGCAGTAGACTTTGATTGGCGCGGAACTGACCCTGGTACGCAACAAGCCGATGCTTGGGCCAAGAATGTTTTCACTGAAGGTGATTCAGAAGGCGGTGGACACTCGGTTAAACGCCCTGGGTTGAAGTCTGTTGGCAACTGCTCAGGGGCCCTTGGCGGCACGTTGCTGGTAGCGGCTGGGCAAGAGGCTTCCTTCATACAATTCTCGAACTTCCACCCAGGTCAAGTTGTAGGTGTAGGGAATGGGAAGTATTTTCGGCTTCTGACTGGGGACATGGACCACCAGTATACTTCAGGTGGCCCGACACCAACAGTAACAAATCCGACAGGAGACACGTTGCCAACATTTGCAACTCGGGCCATTACTTCCACTGATGTGGTTTTGTGCTGGGCTGTGTTGGCAGAACCCCCTGCAGGCAGTAGTCAGATTCTTACGGCTACTGGCGGGCTGTTTGTGGCTATTCAGTGTGCCTCTGGTGTGATTTTTGGGAACTGGACAAACGGCCTTCGCCTCTACACAGCCAGAAGCGTTGCCCAAGCTCTCGTACCCGGTATTGTGACCTTGAAGGGTCTCTGGTACGTTCTTGACGTTCAAGGCAAAATCTGGGCTAGTGACCGCACCGCTGCACCTACTTGGCCAGTCCTGAATTACATTGCAATTTCCAATTCGATTGGGGCTGGTGTCGCACTTGGCAAGCTCGGTGATTACCTTGTGGCTTTTGGTGTGCTTGGGTACCAGTTCTTTTACGATGCTGGTGTGTCTCCAGGTGCCCCAATACTGCCAGTCGAAAATGGGACTGGGCCTTGCGGAATGTCCGCAAAGGCTCCCATGAGCTTGGCGTCTTCGCATTCGTCGCTGTTCTGGGTTGGCACAGCAATCACTGGCGGGCTGTGCATCTATCAACTGACAGGTACAGCTGTCGCGGAGATTTCCACGCCTGGGGTTAATAGGTTCTTGACAGCACTTTTTGCCAATTTGCTGGACTTTGGGGATTCTGGCGTGTATCCAGCAGTTCCCGCCCCAGCTGCCGTGCGTGGCTCAGTGTTCCGCAGTGCCGGACATGAATTCTATGCCTTGACGGTGCAAGCGCCCTCCGCATCAGCTGTCGGAACTGGTGGAGAAACCTTGGTCTACAACATCACTACCAAAAACTGGAATGTCTGGTCACAACAGACAACTTATCCATATGGCGAGGGTGCTTTGCGCGCAGTTTCCATTGTTGCGCCTACGTCAGAGCAGGCGCAGTTCCCAGACCCAACTGGACCTGTACTGGAGCTTGACGAAGGCACTTATCAAGACAATGGGCAACAGATCAATGTGCTGATTCAGACACCAAACTACAGCTGGGGCAACCAACGTATCAAGATTTTTGCTGCGACGTATCCGTTGCTGGATACAGTTAGTTCCATGGTGTCTCTGAGCTGGACTGATGATGATTACACAACATTCAGTTCAGTGCAAATGATCGACACAACGACTTCGAAAAAGCAACTTGTTCGCTGTGGCAGTGCTGTGCGCCGGGCATGGCAGCTTACGCATATAGGGAACACTCCAATGCGATTTTACAGCTTGGAAGTTGAAGTAATGCCTGGAGCCTTGTGATGCGCCGATTGTTTTCAGAGTTTGAGCGTCAAGAAGTGTTTATTGAGCGTGGCCAGCCACTGGAAAGTTTTATGCCCGTATTACAGGCTGATAATGCGGGTGAGAAATCACCTGTAGTTGAGTGCAGCTTACGCTCTGTTGATTACATGCGCCAAGAGCTGGAAGGCCGCTTCTTTCATGCACACTGGAAAGAGGTTGGACAAGACAAAAACTGGGAACCCGATGCCGACTATCCCTACTATTACTCGTTGGAGCGCCAGGGCATGCTGATGATTGTGGTGCTGACTGTTGATGGCGAGCCTGCCGGTTACTTCAACATGGTCATTGGACCAGCCCTGCACTACCGTGGCAAGCGCATCGCCAGTAGCGATATGTTTTACATTTGCCCCCAGCATCGTGCCCGTTACGCCGTGCGCCTGTTCCGAGCCGCTGAAGCCTTTGCGAAAGCAGCGGGTGCCGGCAAAATGTATATTGCGTTCAAGATTTACAAAGACATTACCCCTTTAACCAAACGCCTAGGCTTTCACCATGTGGAAGATGTGGTGGTCAAAACTCTGGAGTAACCTATGGCAGGTTCAATCATTGGGGCTGTTGCTGCCCCGTTAATCGGTGGTGCAGTGTCGTCTATGATGGGCGGTGGCGGTGGCGGTGGCGGCAGTCAGCAAGCAGCTGCGGCGGCTGACCCATTCGCAGCTCAACGCCCACAATACCAGCAGCAGTTGTCAGACTTGATGTCAGGGAAAACCCCCTTTGAGATGACCCCTGGGGCGCAGTTTGCTAAGCAGGAAGGCCTTGATGCTGTGTCCGCTAAGATGGGTGCTCGTGGGCAGGCTAGTAGCGGGGCTGAGAAGATTGAACTGGAACGGTACGCCACAGGCTTTGCAGGTCAGCAGTACCAACAGCAGATGTCCAATCTGATGACACTGTCTGGTGCGACTAGCGGTGCCCCTGGAACTGCAGGTGGCATCATGGCGGATAAGGCAAATGCTGACCAAAACGCCATATCGACTTTTGGCAGCACCTTTGGCAATGCTGTAATGAAAACACCCACAGCACAAGGTATTGTCAACGGCGGCGGCAGTGGGGGTGGCGGTGGCCCGGTGCTTGGTGGTTGGGGCAATGCCTCAGGTGCAGACCTTTCTGCTTTCTTCTAAGGAGCCGTAATGGATTTCGGTTCTATCATGGGGAATCTGGCCACACAAGCTGGCTATGCCCAAATTGCAGGTACTCAACAGCAACAGCGCGAGGCTAATGTTGAAGACACCCGCGCACAAGCCTCGATGCGGCAAATGCAAGTTCTTGCAATGAAGCAAGAGCAAACCGATCGCGAGAACTTAACCGCTGATGCCAAGGCCGGGTTTGATTCAGTCGCTGGTGGCATCAAGACCCAAGCCGACATTGCCAAGGGTGCTACTGCTGCAGCGACATTGGCTGGGCAAAAGGGCCACTACGGGGCCATGATTGAGATGGAGAAGCTGGCTGGACACGCCGACGAGCAAGCGCGCAAGCAAACAGCTGACCACATCCTGGAGCAGCAACAGCAACGCGAAACAATGTCCACGGCGGCAAGTGACTATATGGCAGTGCCAAGCACGGAAGCTGCGCAGAACCTGCTAGACAAAGCTGCTAAAGCTGGTGTGGATGTGTCAAAGGCTCCGTCAGTTTCTGACCCCAAGTTCGTGTCCTGGGCCAAAGAGCAAGAAAAAGCTGGTATGACTTCGGAAAAGCGTACAGCTTTTGTCGAAAAGCAACGCGAATTTGACATCAAAGCCAAAGAGATTGAGCAGAAAAACCGCGAGCTTGCGCAGTCTCGTCGCGAACACGAAGCCAATCTTGTGTTGCTGCGGGAGGGTCAGCAACAGTTCCGGCAAATGCAACTGCAAATGCAGCAAGAACGTCTGGAACTCCAACGGACTGAAGCCCAGCGTAAAGCCGAGGGCAAGGGCAAAGGTATGGGGGTGCAGGCTGAAGGTCGCCTGGACACACAGGCCAAGATGATGAGCGAGGGTGCACGTTCACTTCGCAGTATGGGGCAATTCAAAATTGACGCAACAGCTTCGCCGTTTATGGACCTCAAAGGGCATGAACTTACAGGTGCGATTACACGCTTGGGGTCCAATGTGATTACACCAGCTGATGTGCAGATGTTCTCTGTAGCTGGGGCTGGCGTGGGTCGTGCAGTGCTGGTGACAGAAACCCTGGGTGCTGGGTCCCGCGCACCCTCAGAAGCTCAGATCGAAGGTATGCAAAAAACCGTCACCCCGCAAGCCGGGGACACAAAAGCAACTGCACTGTACAAGATGGCAACGGGTGCCGCGATCTTGGCGGCGGCTGCTCGTGTTCGTCGCACACATCCTGATGCCAAGGTGGAAGCCGCCATGAAGGAAGACGAAGCGTTTTTTGCAAGCTTCCCCAATCCCGACGCGATTCTGGCCGCAAGCAAAGACCCCAAGACACGGCAGCAGATCGAGTCCTGGAAAGGCACTTCCGGTGCGCAACTGGAAAAGTACAAGAAAGCCAATGGCGTCGGCACTGGCAGTGACAACAACGGCCTACCCCCAGGCTTCAAAGAGGATTGAACATGGCTGACTGGACTCCGGTGGAAAAGACTGCAACAGGTGCCGATGGGGCAAAGATGGCCTTTACTGGTGGCAAATGGGTGCCAGCCGAAAAGACAGCCACAGGCGACGGTGGTAAGAAAATGGCTATACTGCGCGGGGAGGTACAAGCACCCGCAGCAAACGAGCCACAACAGCCTGCTGGCGAACAGCAGCCGCAAGAACCCGCCGGTGGCAGTGCTGCACCACACACAGCCAAACAAGCTGCAGCAAACATTGCTACACAGACTACTATTGGTGGTGCTGTTAGTGCTATGACGCCGGAACTTATCATGTACGGTGCAGCTCCAGCAGCAGCGGCTGTGACTGGATTCTTTGGAACTCCGGCGACGGGTGCACTTGTCGGCGAGGCTGTATATACATTTGGCGCCGGGCTGCGTGCATCGCGTCTTGCCATGGCTGCCGCGGGTGCGGCCTCAAGTGCCATTGGAGCTGCGGCTGGCGAAGTCACTCGCAAAGCCGGTGGGTCAGAGCTCGCAGTGACTGGTACTGAGATTGGGGTTGGTGCGCTGACTCCAACAGGGATTGTTGGTACGTTTGTACCAAAAGGGGCAAAGGCTGCGTGGTCTGTAGTGCAGAATTTGGCCGAAGGCAAGGCTGCTGGCGCAAATCGGGCTGAGGTTGCTGGCCGAGACTTGATTCGTGGTGTGTTTGGTAAAGACATGCCAGAGCACGACATGCACGCAATTCTCAAGAAGGGTGTCGAGGCCGACGCACAAGCCGCTGAACAAGCGGCCAATTCGATCATGGCAAAAGCCTACGGTGATGCTGCCAAGGTCCGCGTGCAGGCTGGGCAAGTGCAGAAGCCAAGTTACACGGCACCGACAGAAGCTGAAGAAATCATCAAACGGGCGCAAGAGCAAGTTGTGCAAGTTCGCAAAGATGCTGCTGCTCGGGCGCAGAAGATTAACGCGATGACGCAGAATCGCATGGCAGCGACGGAGCGCATTGGGAAGCAAGCTGAGCACGAACTGAATATGACAGTGGGCAAGCCACAAGAGCTGTCGGATGTGGGCGAGCAACTGACGCAAAAGATTTCCACTCGCAAGCAAGAGACTGATGCAATTCGCAAGCAGACGGATGAAAAGCTGCGGGGTGCTCGGGATGCTGAGGTGCAAGCCAAAGAGCAGTCTGGGCAGTTTATTGACGAGCTGCCAGAGTATAAGGCACTGCGGGCAGAGATTGCTGCGAAGATTCAGAAGACTCCGGCAGGCCGGGCAGCTAGTACGATTACCACGGATGCTGGTAAAGAAGTCGGACTGACACGAGTGAAGGAGTCTGGTGTAGAGTCAGCTTACGAAAAGATCTGGGACGCGATTAGTGCCAAGAAGGTGCTGGTTGGTCAGACACCTGAAGGAGCGCCGCAGTACGAGATTTTCAAGACCACGCACGAAGCACTGGACCATGTGCGGCGAAAGCTTGGCGATGCAGCATATGGCAAAGAGGCTGAAGGGTATGGTGCCCTGGGGCAAGATCTGGCCAAGAAGATGTACGAGCGCATTTCCAAGGTGCAGGAAGCTTATGCACCGAATACGCAACGGGCACTGCAGGCGAACTACACGCAGCAACTTGAACATGCGGAGAAGTTCAAGACACAGATGGGTCGCATGGCGCTGAATGAAGACAAGAGCGCTGCGGGAATGCCCAAGGCCTTTTTCAAGGACCGCGACGGTGTGCGGGATTTGCGTGAGCTGACTGGTGACCCGCAGTTGGTGGACGCCATGGCACAGAGTTATGTGTCACGGACACTTGCAGGGCGAAGTAGCAAGCAGGTGCAGGAGTGGGCAAAGGCACCTGGGCAGACAGACTGGATGCGGGAAGTGCCGGGACTGCAGCAGCGTGTGGATGATTATGCGGCGAAACTGGCAAAGATTGAGGCCAAAGAAGGTGCGAGTGCTGGGCGTGTGGCGAAGTTGCAAAAGGAAAAAGAGGCAATTCGTACCGGGACACTGCCAGCAACAGAAAAGATGCTCACGCAAGCTCAAGGTGAGGCTGCAAAGGTGACGAAAGCGGCTGAGGGTAAGCACGCGCAAGAGCTGGCAAAAGCAGAAACGCAACAGCAACGGCTGAACGCGGCGGCTGCAAAACAGGAAGCACAGCAAAAGCAGAAGATTCTGGGGCAAGGGTACAAGGATGCCGAGGCGCTGAAAGAGAAAACAATGGCACAGGCAAAGGCTATTGTGAGCGAGAAGATGGACGCGGGGAAGCTGTACTCGATGCTGACGACAGGGGATGCTGCGAACCTCGGAAAAGCCTTTGCGTATGTGGCGGGTGCACCTGGGGGCAAGCGTGCGATTGAAGGAACCGTGCGGAAAGCTGTGGCAAATGTGAGTCCGAATAAGCTGGAGCAGGTGTGGGACGGTCGGCTGAAGGTTGCACTGCAGGAAGGGAAAGTGCTGCCACCAGCGACGATTGCCAAAATGGATGCGGATATTAAAGCAGCGTACAAGAAAATGGCACCTGAAGCAGCAAAAACATTCACGCAACGGCTTGTGCATCGCATGATGGCCACCACAGCAGGGAGTCTGCCGGGCAAAGGTGCGTCGATGCTGGTGGGCGGGGAAGCTGAAGACTGAGGGTAGGGTTTTGCAAGCGCGTTAATAATTAATAATACGGGCATAAAATGGGGGTTTGGGGCGGTCGGATATGGCTGGCACCTACCCCCTATTGCCGGGAATTTGAGAGCATGGCGGCCCCATTCCGGCCATGCGCGGGGCATTGGGGAGACCAGCTTCCATGCACCACACACCCCCACATGCGGGTAAGTAAGTTATTACTGCTTACTATGCGTAGTAACAGGCTAGCTCTTGACACTGATAGTAGAAGCACATATAATATCCATAGGATGTTCAGCCGTAGCATGCGGAGGCCCACTTGTAGCTGGTTGTGCGCGCGTGGAATGGTGGGCGGTTTCTCACCCGTATTAAGAGCCAATAATACGGGCATAAAATCCCCCATTGTTGCTGCAGCTCCAGCCTTGCACTTAGCACAAGTTGCTGCTACTGTGGCCGGTCGTGGGTAGCAGCAGCGATGGGGTGGCCCTCCGGCTCCGCCAGCGCCCCTTATAACAGGTAACAAGTAACATGAAAATCCTTCTAATTGACGCGATTGCCTCTTATGTGGACTTTGCGATGCGCTGCGAAGCCGCCGGACATGAAGTGCGAGTGTTCATGGGGCCAGACCCCAAGGGGCAGCGGCACCCCGCAGGTGACGGACTGGTGACAAAAGTGCCGGACTGGCAATCTTCGATGAAGTGGGCCGATCTGATCTGCACTTCAGACAACACCAAGTACGTCAAAGAACTTGAAGGTTACCGCAATGCGGGCTTCCCGATCTTCGGCTGCAACGTGGATGCGGCAACCTGGGAACTGCAGCGCGATGTCGGTGTTGAAGTGTTCGAGCGCTGCGGCATCAAGACCATTCCCTCGATTCTCTTTAAGAACTATGACGAAGCGATTGCACATCTGGACGCGAATCCTCTTACACGGTACGTGTCTAAGCCTCTTGGCGACGCTGACCGTGCTCTTTCTTATGTTAGCAAGTCTAGCCGCGATTTGCGGTTTATGCTTACAGAGTGGAAGAAGCACGCTCCGCGCCACCCGTTCATTTTTCAGGAATTTCACGGTGGTATTGAAGTAGCGGTTGGGGCTTGGGTCGGTCGCAATGGCTTCGGCAAGTGGTGCCTGGAGAACTTCGAGCACAAAAAGCTGATGAACGAAGACATCGGACCTAATACTGGCGAAATGGGCACGGTGATGAAGTACGTGCCAGTTGCTGATTCGTTGTTGGCACAAAAATTGCTAGTGCCGCTTGAGGCAGAGCTGATTCGCAGTGGCTACACTGGGTACATTGACGTGGCTGTGATTATCGACAAAAAGGGTGAGTGCTGGCCGCTGGAGTTCACCACAAGACCTGGCTGGCCGCTGTTTCAAATCCAGCAGGTGCTGCACCGCGAGCCGTGCCAGTGGATGCTGGATGCTGTGCTGGGTACGGATAGTTTTGACCCGTATCCTGACGTTGGTGTGGGGATTGTGGTTGCGATTAAGGACTTCCCGTACAACTTCCAGCCGCGCGAGGTGATGTGCGGGTTTCCAGTTTGGGGACTGAAGGCTAGTAACAGGTACTTTTTCCATCCAGCAGAGATGATGCTCGGAGCCGCGCCGGAACTTGAAGGCGGAAAGCTAGTGCAAGTGCCGATGATGGTTACTGCAGGCAGTTATGTGGGCGTGGTTTCGGGGGTTGGGGCTGGTGTTGAAGCTGCAGTCGAGCATGCTTATGACAATTTGCGTGGACTGGAGTTTGCAAATAGTCCAATGTACCGGACTGACATTGGCAAACGGGTGTCGAAACAGCTGCCGGAGCTGCAAAAAATGGGCTATATGACAGCCTGGGAGCTGTAACATGCCGACGCCAGTTAGTGTTGCCGGGAATTACGGCCTGCCTGGGGACCATCCGGCGGTGCCATGGATGCGGAAGGTGCAGCAATCTGCGAATCAGCTCGGCAGTCTGTGGGCTTATGAGATTGTCGTAGCCACGACAGGCTTGGCCCATGAGATTCCAGTATCGACTGGAACTTGCCTGCTGACACCGGCTGGGGCGATTTCTGGAGTAACATTGACACTCCCGGCACAGGCTAGTGATGGCTTCCGGCAGTCCATTCTGTCGTCGCAAACAGTCACGGGCTTGACAGTCTCCCCCGGCAGCGGCCAAACTATTGTCGGCACGGCGTCATTCACCCTGGCAGCAGGCTCCGAGGCTGTGTTCATGTTTGTGGCAGATACTAGTACGTGGTATCGGGCACAGTAGGCAGTTATAGAGTAGTTTCTCACCCGTATTAATAATTAATAATACGGGCATAAAACCCAAGTTTAACTGAAAGCCCAGTCCAGTGCCCACCCTTCGCATAGGCCACACCAACCGTCAGCACTACATCGGCGTCGATGACACTGCGTTGCTGCCTGGGGCACCCACAATCTCCAGTGGACTGCTGAACACCGCAAACTATGTCTGGGACACAACAAGCCTGTCGTGGGTCAAAGGGCAGCAAGCTGGCGGCGGTGGCGGCTCTGGGGGTGCAGTCACAATTGCTGACGGAGCCGATGTCGCGGAAGGCTCCACCACTGACACAGCCGTTTATGGTGACACTTCCGGCACCGTCAGCTCCAAACTCCGAGGCATGAACGCACTGATGCGTGGCCTTGGCACAGCTCTTGCCCCTGCCAGTGCCAGCGTAACTTCCAGTGACAGCGTGGTCCTCGCTGCAAACAGCTTACGCAAGAAACTTGTCATCATGAATCTAGGAACTGTCAACGTCCATTTTGGTGATGGTTTCAGCGCAGCAATCAATTCTGGCATAACACTAACCCCAAACGGCACCTGGGTTATGGACAGATACACATTTACAACCAATGCTATACACGCTATCTGTGGTAGCAGTTCCATTCTCGCAATTCAGGAGTACCAATAATGGCAGCAGGTCAAACGCACGTAAGTGCAAAGTTCGTGTCGAACATGAGCCTCACGGCGCTGGCATCGCTGTGGGCAACCAACACAGTGAAGATGGCAATTATCACCAATGCGGCACCCCCCGCAGTCGCAGACAGTGACCCTCGCTGGGGAGCTGGCGGAGCGCAAAACTACTCCACCAACGAAGTCACCCCGGGTGGCGTCTACTCCGCAGGTGGTATCACCGTTTCAGGAACTACCTCCACACTTGCAGGAGCTGTTACTAGCCTCAATGCAACCAGCCCTCTCACAATTGCTGCAAATGCCGGCAACCCGACTGGAGCGTATTGGGCTGTATTCTATGACAGTACTGACGCTGGGAAGCACGTTTTTGGCTACATGGATTTGGGCGGCCCTGTATCGTTAGTAGCAGGCTTGCAAATCAACATCAATGGCGTCAGCTCTGGAACGCAACCAGTGTTCCAAGGCACTGCAACTTAATAGCATATGGCAACAGGTCAAGGCACCGTCACGTTTGATTTTGGCGCTGCGCCAGGAACAAACATCGTTACCGCGGCTGTCAGTGATGCGGCCATAAGTGGCACGGCGAAAGTTGAACTGTACTTGATGGGGACAGATTCAACTGCCTCGCATAATACCGTGGAGCACCAGATGCTGCCCTTGGGCGGATTGTCCCTGCAGGCCAGTTCAGTGTCCGCGGGGGTAGGTTTCACAGCACAAGCCATGTCGATGCTTCGACTCACTGGCACGTTCCAGGCGCGTTACGTCTGGGCAGATTAAGGAGATAAATCATGGCAGGATTTCGTATTGAGGGTAATACCTCTGGTAACGTTGTTGAGGTAGCAGGTACCAATCAACTCAAAGTTATTACTGAAACAGATGTAGCAACTAACCCAGCTAATGTTGGAGCAACGCGGGAATTTGCTGAAAATGATCCCGGTTTTGTGACAGGTAGTCCATACCTAATGTCAGAAGAAGTTGATGACGACTTCCGAGGACGTGTTAGTTTGGATACGTTCCTAGATGAAGAAAACTACAACTATGTTGCCCAAAATACTGGTAAGCACTTTTCTGTTGCTACCACTCTTGTACCTGCATGGGCTGCTGGTAACTACAACACCAATAGTACCAACTTAACTACCACAACTACTGGTACGACGATGGGAACGTACGCCTACTTCCCATTGTGGGGTACGGCTACAACATCTTTTGACATTGAGGCAGCATTTAGTGCTCAACCTGTTGCAAACACCATTATTGACTTCGGGGGGTTCTTGCGTGGTGCTGCTAACCCATATGCCCCCACAGATGGTTGCTACTTCCGCCTAACCTCTGCAGGCTTGCAGGGTATAATGAACTACAACGGTACTGAGGTGTCTACTGGTGTGTTCCCAACTAGCTCTACTAATGCCACTCCGTGGGCATATGTGAATAGTAAAAAATACCAGTTCATCATGTATATCACTTCTCGGGAAGTGGAGTTCTGGATTAACGACAACGGCAATATCAACCTGATGGGTACGATTGATGTACCTGTCGGTAATGGTCAGCCAATGATGTCTAGCGCTGTTCCATTTTCTGTACGTCATGCCATTGTTGGAGGCGCAGCAGGTGGAGCGATTGCGTTTCAGTTGTCACGATACTCGGTACGTTTGGGTGGTCCTGTATTGTCTTCTACAGTAGGTACAATGGGTAATCGTACTCTGGGCTCTTACCAAGGCTTGTCTGGTGGCACGATGGGTAGCTTGGCTACTTACCCCAATAGCACTAATCCCACAGCAGCGGCTCCGTCTAATACGGCACTAACAGCCAACTTGCCGGGTGGTTTGGGGGGCCAAGGTTTAGTCACTGCGGCAGTTGCAGCAGCTACAGATGGTATCTGGTCAAGCTACCAAGTCCCAGCAGGTACAGTGAACATTCAGGGCCGTCGTTTGGTCTTGCGTGGTGTTCGCCTTGATGCAGTCAACTTGGGTGCAGCAGTTGCGACTACAGCAACCACGATTCAGTTCTCTCTAGCCTTCGGTCATACAGCGGTGTCTCTTGCAACAGCAGAAGCTACTGGCGCTAAAGCCCCGCGACGTATACCTATTGGTATTATGACATGGGCTATCGGAGCAGCTATTGGTACACAACCACAGGCTGGTCCTATCTACCTTGACCTCGGTGATGCACCAGCATTTATCAACCCGGGTGAGTTCATTGCCTTGGTTGGTAAATTCTTGGTTGGTACTGCAACAGCTTCACAAACTATTGGATTTACGTACACACCTATCTACGGCTGGGAGTAAGCTGAATGTCCCTGCTCCTTGCTCTAACAGGCAGTGGTGGGGTCGTTACTGTCAATGCCAGTCCAGGCGCATGGACTTGGGCCGGCACGACAGCTACCTTCCCCGCAAGCGCCTACACGGTTAATGCTGCTGCGGGTGCTTGGACTTGGGCAGGTGTTACGGCAACAGTGCCACTGCAGGTTGCGGCTACGCCAGGGACATATAGCTGGGCTGGAACGACTTCTAGCTTTGCACTGCAGGTGCTGGCGACTCCAGGTGCGTATAGTTGGTCCGGCACGACTGCTAACATCCCGTTGCAAATTGCCGCCGCACCAGCGACGTACACTTGGGCAGGTACGACGTCGAGTCTCGGCGGGGCACTGGTCACGATTGCGGCAACGCCTGGGGCTTATACTTGGGCCGGTACGAGCAGTGCGCTAACGCAGGCCATCAACCAGTCTGTCGGTAGTTACACATGGTCAGGCACTACGGCCGGTATCACTCAACTGATTGCGGCAATCCCTGGCACCTTCTCATGGGCCGGCACAACAGCCACAATTACACAGGTCGTCAATAGTGTCATCGGGGCGTTTACTTGGGCCGGCACAACAGCCACAATTACAGTTCCAAGTGGTCCAATTGTGGCAAGTCCTGGCACCTGGCTGTGGACTGGCACAACGGCGAGCTTTGGTGCGATTGTCGCATCCACCAGAGGCAACATTATTCGCGGCGGTATCTGGAATTAAGGAGGCAATATGCAACGTTCAGTAGTAGTGATTAGTCGACACTGGCACAACCCTGCGATTGAGGTCGGGGTGTCCAGTGATGGTATTCAAATTGATATGGCAGTAGAGGACTTCTGCCGTGCCCTAGTTGCTGAAATTCCGCACCCAGTGATGTGCTTTACACGCACCGGGCTTGCAGACAACATTGTGGCCGCAATGGATGTTGTGCTTGAGAAAGCCAAACAAGCCAGCATCCACAACCCACCGGCACCAGCCGCCCAACCAGAGTAGTAATATGGCACTGATTGAAACAACCAAAGGCCCCATGGACGAGAGTTTGCTGGAAAAGCGACTTGATACGCTGGACAACAGCAACGAACGCACACACACAGTTGAGTATTGGCTGAATGGTGAACTGGTGCATCGGTCGGCTCATGTGCATCTGAAGCTCGGGCAGGCGTGCGAGGCCACAGCAAACTCTTTCGCTTAATAAGGAATACTCATGGCAAATACTCAAGCAATGTGCACCAGCTTCAAGGGTGACTTGTTGACTGGTCAGCACAATTTCGGCGTTGGCTTTATCCGTGCAGCCACCACGCAAGACGTGTTCAAGGGGGCGTTGTATTTCGCAACAGCAACATTGAACGCAACGACTGCAGCGTACTCGGCGACTGGTGAAGTTGGTGCCAGTGGCTCATACGTGGCAGGTGGCCTGACCTTTGGTGCGTTTGTGGCACCCGGAACTTCCGGCACCGCGGCCTTCACAACCCCGACAGCAAGTTGGACCACCGGCGCAGCGTTTTCTGCTGCAGCCTTTGACACCATCTTGATGTACAACAGCACTAACGGTAACAAAGCCGTGGGCGTGTTTACCTTCGGCTCCCAGACAATTGTCAGTGGCACCTTCACCCTGACAATGCCGGTTAATGCAGTCGGCACGGCACTTCTGCAACTGAGCTAACCTTGCATGAGAGGTGCGGACTTTTTCGCAAGGGGTGAGTGGAATTTCTACTGTGACCTTTGCGGAGCCAAGCAAAAATCATCCTACGGCAGAAAAACCTGGGATGGTTTTTGGGTCTGCGCGCATCATCAAGAGCAGCGAAACCCCCAAGACTTTGTCAAAGGGGTGAAGGACAATCAAACAGTGCCTTGGACTTCGCCAAACGTGGACCGTTATGTGCCATCAGCTTCAATGGCAATTAGGGACACACGTGCGGATGCTCTCTTGGATAAGCAGGGTTCGGCAATAGGCGATGTGTAAAGTTGTATGGCAAGTCCGCGGTACTTTGTCGAAGGGCAGTGGAACTTCACCTGCCAGTACTGTGGTCGCACTGTAAAATCTGGAACGGGTCACAAGACCTGGGATGGGTATAGGGTTTGCGACTGGCACACTTCCACGCAGAATCCGCTGCGGTTTGCGCATGGGGTGGCGCAAACAGATGACCTGCCCTGGCGCAGGGGCAAGCCACCAGATGTATTCATTGATAGGAATCTGATCACGCTTGGGCAAGTGAGCTTGCTCGGGGCTGTGGGCGTGCCACAGGTTGTGATGCAAAAAGGGCTGTCGGGGGTGGCAGCAGCAGCAAGTTTGCATGGGCCGACGCCGGAACTGGTGATTGCACTGTCGGGGGTGTCCAGTGCCGGGTCATTAGGAACTGTTACACCATCCGTGCCGGCATCGGTGGGGTTGACACAAATTGCAGGCACTGGGTCTGTAGGGGCTGTGGGACCTGTGGTGGTTGTTGGGCTGTCTGGGGTAGCAGCAACTACAGCCGTTGGCAGTCTCAGAAGTGCGGTTTCTGCGCCGCTGGTTCAAGTAGCTGCGACAGGTGCTGTAGGCTCCATGACTGCTGTTGCGGTCAGCGGGGCTTCAATGACGCAAGTGTCAAGCGCGGTTGTTGCTGGCACAGTTGCAGCTCGGATAGACAAAGCACTTACGCAAGTCACTGGCACTGGTAGTGTTGGGTCCTTGACGGCCTCGTCGTCGCTGACAATTGCGCTCACGCAGGTGGCGTCTGCAGTTGTTGCTGGTACACTGGCGCCACAAGCTGAAGTTGGGGTTACAGGCGTTAGGTCACTGGTTGTACCAAACGTGAAGGCTGTGTCGCCCCTGACAGACACTACGGCCGCTGGCATTACGGATACTTCCGGCACAGCTATTCTGGCTATCGACAATGGCTTGTCGTTCGGCGCAGTGCAGTTTGCAGTTCCGGTGCTGCAAGTGTCAGGTACTGGGTCCTTGGGCAGCATTGCTGATGTGGTTGTGGAGCCGCTGACTCAAGTGGCAGGCGCTGGTGTCGTTGGAACTGCGAAGCCAGTGCTGGAGCTGGCGCTGGGGCAAGTTGCTTCCGTGGGGTCTGTTGGCTCTTTGGGGGTTACACGGAGTCAAGCGCTTACACAAGTTGCCGGTACTGGTACAGTTGGGGCTTTGGTGATTACAGCAACTGTCGGTGTGACGCAAGTCGCCAGCACTGGTGTGGTTGGAAGTGTCAAGGCCACAATGTCATCGGCCTTGACACAAGTTGCTGGCAGCAGTGCAGTCGGTTCCGTCGGCGTGTCGGTGGCACGTCCAGTCACTCAAACAGCTGGCTCCGGTAGTGTGGGCAGTGTAGGGGTTGCAATTTCCGCAGCGCTCACGCAAGATGCTGCTTCAGGTAGCGTCGGAACACTGGCGCCGCAGATAGTTAATGCCATAACAGGGCTGGTCGCTACGGGAACTGTTGGAACAGTCACCCCAGCAGCTGGTAGCCCGATTCTGGACAGGCTTGGCAATGCGATTACTTGCACAGACACGACGACTTTGACAGACAGGTAAACAGGAGTAAAGAATGGCACAACAAGGTAGTTACCCACTGGCAGGTCGTATTCCTGCGGTTACGGATAATCTGACTGGGGTGGTTGCAGGAGCAACTGCAGACGTTACGTTGGCCTCATTGCTGGATACCGGTCTTGGGTCAGGTGCAAACCTGGGCCTTCGCAATCGTATCTGCAACGGGAACTTTCGGCTGGATAACTGCAATCTGGCAGCGGCGATTACTCCAACTGTGTCACCCGCCTTTTTTGCAGACCGTTGGCGCTTGGCCTTTGTAACCGCAAGCAGCCTTACCGCACAGGCTGGTCAGTTCGGCGCTCCGCCTGCACCAAGCTGGTATGCCGGAAAACTTACAGTTGCAGTGGCACAAACCCCTGGAGCCACGGATAGCTATGCGTTGTATCAAGCAATTGAAGCTGATAGCGTAACTGACTATGCTTTTGGTACCGCCAGTGCTAAGTCGATTTCGATTTCGTTTTGGGTTACGGCTAGTGTGGCTGGCACTTACCCACTGACATTGGCGAATCGGCAAGGCACCAGCTGTACACGCCAGTACGCAACTACTTATGCAGCCACAACATCCCCAACAAGGGTGACTATTACAGTCCCCGGCGACACCGCAGGGACATGGGCTAAGACCAGTACGGCAGGTCTGTGGCTGTCCTTCGGTTTGGGGGCCGGGGCTTCTCGGCAAACAGCGACTGCAAACGCATGGCAAGCTTTAACATCTGCCGTCCCCTTTGAAGTTGCGGGCGCTACTCAGTTTATCTCCCAGACAGCGGGGGCGACTCTGCAAATTTCAGGAGTTCAAGTTGAATTGGGCGCCCCTACACCATTTGAAGTGCGTTCTTTGGGACTTGAGACTGCAATGTGCCAGCGGTATATTTACAATGTCCCTTACATTGCCAGTGCGGAAATGCCTGGATTTGCAATTGCGGATACAGTGAACACTGCCGTTGTGACAATCCCGATGCCGCAAGGCTTGCGAGCCACCTCAAACATTGTGATTACTGGAGCAGCCACGGCCTTTGCCTTGCAGGGCGCAACACTGATCGCATGTTCAGCTGTACCAACGGCTCTTGGGACAACTACAGGTGCTGGTTGTATTAGGCTTACGTTTACAGCTACTGGCTTGCTGACGGTAGGTGCAGCCTACAAACCAGTTTGGGGCGCAACTGTAGGCCAAATTTACGTCAACAGTGAGCCAAACTAATGTGGTCTAAGCTTTTTGCGGTGTCGGCTTTTGTTTTGCTGCTGCATAGCACCGCAAAAGCCACACCATTGGAAGTTCTGGAATCACCAGACACTTTTGCAATCTGCAAGACCCTGGACATCGCTTCTACTGCATGGCTGCTGGCGCACGGCGGAGTCGAGCTTAACCCGTTGGTGGCTTGGAGCTTGCGTGTGGGTGGGTTTGCCCCTATCATTCTGCTTTCCATCGGGCTGTATCAGTTTGCAAAAGAGGCTCCACCCGAAGCAGTAGCTATTGTAAACACAGCAACCTGTGGTGTTGCTGCCCACAACCTTCTCTTGATTCACTAATATGGCTGCACCTGACGACACAACCTTTCGCGTACTAGACTGGGCCTTTATGGCCCTTGGGGGTCTTATGAGCACTGTATGGGCGATGCTGGGGCTGCGCATCAAAAAGGTCGAAGATGCTAGTGAAAAGGCTGTCACGCAGCACCAAGCACTGGAGCTGAAGCTGGCCAATGACTATGTGCCAAGACGAGACTTGGACAAGAGCATTGATGCACTGTTTCGGAAGCTGGAAATAATTGAATCATTGCTGCACCAAAAGGCAGACAAATGAAGCTCACCGTTGTCAGGCAATGGTTTTCACCGGACTGCACAATTGGTCAACTTCTTGTCGATGGTGTGTTTGAGTGCTTTACGCTTGAGGACATGGTGCGCCCTGAAGGTCAAAAAGTTTTCGGAAAGACCGCCATCCCTTATGGAAAATATGCTGTTAGTATTACTTATAGTCCCCATTTTAAGCGTATGCTGCCTTTGCTTTCTGGCGTACCTAACTTTGACGGGGTACGGATTCACCCAGGGAATTATGCAGCTGATACAGAAGGTTGTCTGCTGGTGGGGAACTCGCGGGTGAAGGGTGCGGTGCTGGATTCCCGAAGTGCCTTTAATAATCTGTTTGGGAAGATTAGCGCAGCAATTGCGCACAAAGACACCGTGACGATTGAATACATGAACGGAGCCTGATATGGATGCTACACAAGTTTTGCTGAAGGTGCTGGATGTTGCAAATCCGCTGGCTGGGATGGCTGCGGAGTTTATTGCCGGGAAGCTGGGACTGACATCGAACACGGTGGAAGCCGTGAAAGATGCTGTGGCTGGTGTGTCCGGGGCAGATAAAGTGAAAATGCTGCAGATTCAGAATGAGCTGCAAGACCACTTGGCTCAGTATGGGTTGCAGCTGGCCACAGCAGAGATTGCGGCTAGTACTGCTGTGATTACGTCGGTTAATGCCACGTTACAGGCAGATGCCCGTGGGGACAGTTGGCTGCAAAAGAATCACCACGCCATTGAATCACTTATTGTGGTTTCCTGTATTGTTGGGATTTACTTCGTTTTGCCAGCCTGCAAAATACCAGTTCCGGCTGTCCCCGAAGCGGCTTTTATTATGCTGGGGGCAATACTGGGCGTGAGTAGCTGGCAGCGTGGGCAGGTAAATCAGGTGATTGCCAAAAATGCCACAGCAGCTTAAAGTGCATAGACCCGCAGTGCGTGTACGCGGGAAGGTATACGAGGCGCCCAAAGCAGGCATGAAGCATGTGGATGTGATTGCCCGGTTTGGGCTGCCCGGAAAGCCCGAGCGTGGCTTCACAACTTCTGAAGGAAAGTTTGTAGGCCGTGAAGAAGGCGCAAAAATTGCGATTGCGGCTGGGCAGGTTGGGGGAGAAGTGACTCGTCTGCACTCAGAGGATTTGCCTGATTATAAACGATTACACGCGCGCATTAAGGATTGATAACGCGGGTGAGAAACTCGGATTACGGGCAAAAAAATCCCCGCATAGTTACTACCCTATGCGGGGATTTTTTACGTGGCGTGGTGGCACCATTCCGGGGCCGGATGCCCCCTACTATTCCCCTAATAAACCCCCTAACCATGCGGCCACTTTAGACTTTGCCCGTTTCTTGGGACTGTCACGATTAGCAGCTTGTTCTAAGGCTGTTGCCCAGCGGCAATTGTCTTTGGAATAGCTTTTGTCGTTATCTATTCTGTCTAAGGTTGTGCCTATTGGCCTAGGACCTAGGTCTTGTAAGAAGTTCTCAAACTTTTCCCAGGCTTTTGGATAGGTAATGCCTTTTAGGAAATAGGCTTTTGCGTTATGGCGCTTAGGGTCTGTACAACGGCTTTTCATAGCTTGCCAAGATTTATAAGTTGGTGTGCCGCAGTAGCCATGTGTGTATTGTACTGGGGGATTACACTTCATCGGCAATCCCCCCATGATTTTGTGGATGTGGCAATACCCACCGGAATAACCAGTGGCTCAGGGTATGGCAGTGGAATTTCGCTGCACTTTACAATATCTCGCAGTCGAGAATCGCCCTGGATGGTAGGGTACTGACCGACGAGAGAATCATGGACCTGCAACAATACTTCAACATCGGACAACTGTTCGTCGATAGCTACATATGCACGGTTGATCAGACAAGCCACGGTGGATTGCGGTATCCAGGCGACGGCTTGGTTGAAAATGGTCCCTTCGATGCGGTCAAAAAAGTATGTACGATAGCCGAAGACGTTTTGAACGAAGCGGCGGCCAGCGACTTGCTTTTTGATTTCTTCCTGCCACTTTTTGATTTCTGGGCACAGGCCGAAGTACCACTTCTGGATGCGCTCGGTTTCGTGTACAAGTAAGCCGATGCGAGGGGCAATGCCGTCTGCGGTGCCCAAGTAGTTAGTGCCGTGGCACAGGGACTTGAACATTGCATACTCGCGTGGGTGGGAGTTCTTGGTCATTGAAGGATTGTGGTAGTATTCCTTCATCACTTCAATGTAAGGCTTGTTCTTGAGCTTGAACTGCTCTTTCATCCACTTGCAGTCAGACTCCCAAGAGACAATCCGCAAATCCGCGCTGTCCAGGTCAATGTCAAACACAGTCATGCCAGAGTCTGGGATGTAGAGTTCCCGCACGTTGGGGAGTTCTAAGCCCTCGTCCTCAGTTTCCCCGCCTTTGGGGATGTTTTGCATGTTCAGGCCAGAGCCGAATGCGTTCTTGGTGCTGGAGAAGCGGTATGTTTCTGTACCGCACACGTTGAAGCTGGTTCGTATCCTGCCGTCCACGTCCGTGGCAGCTTGCACAAAGGTTGAATGGAACACACCAAGCGACCGCAGCTCGGCGATCTTGCGGGTGATGGGCTTGAGGATTGGTTCGCGCAGGGCGATTTTGTGGAGTGCTTCGTCATCACAGGAAACGCTTTTTGATTTTCGGTTAATGACTTCTTTTTGCCCCATCTGGCGATAGAAGAAGTCGGACATCTGCTTGGGGGAACGGATGTTGAGTGGGTGGCCAAGAACAGCTTGCATCCAGGCTTCGCGCTCGGCAACTTCGCCCATGATTTTGACAGAGAGTGCGACCTGGGCGTCCTTGTCTAGCCGCACACCACGGTTCATCGACTTGAGGACTTTTGGGGCCAGCCTCTGCTGAAAAGCGTTGACAGCCTCCATACCGAGAGCTTTGATGACGTTGGTAAGTACCCCATGGATAGCAAGCGTGCGCGCAGCGTCAGTGCAATTGTAGTTCCAGTAAGTATTTTCTCCCTCACCTTTGGGTCCAGTGTCCCAGTTGGTTCGGTCGTCTTTCCAGTAAAGGTGGTCGTCGAGGTACATGCTTGAGAGGAATGCAAGATTTTTCTCCAGGTTGCTGAAACAAGAATGGTGCTGAATCATGGTGTCTTCGACATCAGGACACAGGAAGTGCCAGTGGCGGTAAATGTACTGCGCGTCGTAGTTCCAGTTTTGGCCGATGATTTTGTGCTTGCGCATGAGCTGAAGCATGAGCATGACAAGGTGGGTTTCTTGCTCAAGTGTCCAATAGCCTTCGTCACTGTGCTGGCACATCAAAGGGATGCAGATAGCGTCTGTGGTGGTCCAAGCAAAAGCAATGCAGGCAATGTGACCTGCACGGGTTTCGATGTCGCCGCCGACGGGTTGCTTGGGCAGGTCGATGATGTGCTGTAAGTCTTCGCAAGCTTGCTCGAAGTTGGGCCTGATGCGAAAGTCGTAGTTTGTGCGCACGATTTCTGGCAAGTTCTGGTGCTTGGCTACCCGCTTCAAATCGTGGACAACAATAGGCCGCAAGTACATCTGAGCCACTACCATTGCAGGGCTGTAGGTGGGGATTACCTTCAGGCCGGGGATGAGCGTGGATTCCATGATGCTGGAGCGCCATGACATTGCGGACCATTCGCCAGTCAATGCCCACAGTGCGAGATTGCCCATTGCGCAGACTACGTTGGGCTTGACGAGTTCAATTTCGCGCTTCAGCCGTGCAACACCGTCAAGGACTTGCTGGGTGACGTACTTGCCGTGCAAGAGTGTGTGGGCAGAAGTTGCTTTGGTTTTGCTTTCTGCCATTAGGCCGTTGATATTGCCACTGGGCACACGGTCGTCAATGACGTAGGTGCAGAAGCAGCTTTCGCGGTGCAGGTTGGCTTCGGCAAGCATTTTGCTCAGCTCAAAGCCAATGCCCCCGGCGAAGGGCTCACTTCGCACGAGGTCTTGCTCTTTGGGGAACTCCCCTACAAGCATCACTTTGGCCGTTGATGGGCCACTTGGTTGTATTGGCATATATGACTAGGAAGGGTTAGAAGGGGGCTGGGCCGTTCATTTGCAGCAGCTCGTCCATGAGGTTCTTGCCAGCAGCTTCTTGGGCTGGTGTGGCGAGTGTCTGGATGCGCTGGTGGCAGATGGCATAGTATTCAGGATTCATTTCGAGTCCCACAGCTTTGCATTTGAACTGCTGAGCTGCTGCGAAGATCGTACCACTACCGGCAAAACTGTCAAGGATAACATCACCTGGGCGGACGGAACGCTTGAGCAGATCGGCGTAAAGGGCCACTGGTTTCTGGGCACCGTGGGTAAGGCCTGGGTCAGCCATGGTGGTAATGACATCTGGATAGATTGCATTGGTCTTTTTCTTGCCTTTGATTGCGTAGAGTATCATTTCCCACTGACGGCGTGGACCTTGATCTGGCAAGGGAACGCGGCCACTGTTGGGCTTGGTGCAGATGAATGGGGTGCGGAATACGTACCAGCCAGCTGCGCGCATGATTGATTTGAGTTCGGGGAAGTTGTCGATGTCACAGAAAACATAGGCATGGGCTTCTTCTTTGGCAACGCGATAGGCCAGCGGTGCCCACTGTGTCATCAGAGTTTTCCAAGACTCGTAAGAATCGTCGTAGTGGTGTTCGTTGTTAGTAAGGCGGCCACCACCACCATCACCAAAGCTATCAGCGCCCATACCGTAAGGTGGGTCAGTAAGGATAACATCGAACTGCGACGCTTGGGTGGCCGAGAGCCATGCGAGGCAGTTGACGTTGTGGAGTTCGTGCGTGTCGGCTGTGATTGTGCTGCCAATGGTTGCTGCAAGTTGGATGTTCTTTTCAGTCGTTTCTTGCTTCTTGAGGATTTTGAAGGCTTCATTGGAGTCTTTGGCTTTTGCGATTAATGGGTTGTGCAAATGCTTGGCGATGATGATGTCTTTGCGGATTGATTCTTGGTAGGCCCCGTCGCTGCGGCCTTTGACTTCCATTGCAGTGTCGGCAACGGTGTGGATGCGCCCGGCGGCCTGGGCTTGGCGACTGCGCAGCGAGTGCAACTTGGCCATGGCTGCGGCGTTTTCTTGCCATGTGAGGTCTTTGCGCTTGATGTTTTCTTCAAGTTCAGCTTCTTCGGCTTCGAGTTCCGAGAGCTGGCCCATGGTGACGTAAGGGACCCAGCCGGCTGGGACATCCATGTTGTTGAACTTGAAGTTGCCGCCCAAGAGCCAGATGTTGTCCATGGCTTTGATGCGGGTTTCGCCAGCGACAAGAACGAAGCGGCCTTCTTCTTCACGCATGACGGGGGCGTGCAAGAGCTGCTTAAACTCGATAGACTGGGCAAGCCCAGCTACAATCTCACCGTCAAATTCTTTGCGCTGACGGTTTGGGTGGATGACAATTTCTGAGCGCTTTACGAGCTGCATGGAGACTCCGATTGTTGAAAGGTGGAAGCGAAAACGGCACTGCGATTAGGGAAAGCAGTGCCGAAAAGGTAGGGGGTTTTCATAGCTAGGCCTTGGTCAAATGACGTTCAGGGCGAGAGGGATTTCTCAGTGCAAAAGCCCGCACAAAGGCGGGCTGATGACTGACGGGAAGCTTGCTAGGCTACCGCAGGTGTGGCTGGTTGTCCAGCTTGTTGCTGAAGTTGGTAGGGCATCCAATGGGCATGGGCAGCTTCTGTGTCTGGTTGCTGTGCATCGAAGAACGGCACGTTGTCGCGGCTGAATGGGCGGCCGAGGTGGTCAATGACTTGCAGGTTGACCGCGGTGTCGGAGTTGACAAAGCCGATGTAAGCACTGAAAGGCTGGGTGAGGTCCAGGCTGACAATGGCTGGGTTTTGGAGGTCCAAAAGACTGGGGCGGTAGTAAACTACGCGGCCAATGGTGGGTGTGGGCATAAGGGTTCCTGAAGGGATGGGGAAAAACAACAAGGGGGTGAGCAGTTTTGTTCCATGCTCAGGGAAACCGAGGGGCCGCTGTCACAGCCTACGGTAATGGGTTACATCTTGGCAACAGCCTTGACTTCGGCAAAGGTGTCGTCGTTGTTGACACGGTGGCCGACGCTGATTTTGGCGCTGAGGCCGGGGAGCATGGAGAAGGCGAAAGGCTGGCCTTCTTCGTTTTTGCCCACGGCTTCACGCAAACGGCCCAAGCCAACGTTTTTGCCCTTGGCTAGGTCCAGGCCGCCTTGATTGGTCAGGTCGAGCATGATGCCTTGCTTGCAGGTGACAGTTTCACGGCCCAAGAGCTGCTTGACACCGGCGTCTTCAACCAGCCAGATGATGTCCAGAGCAATGCCGGACTGGGTACCGTCCTTGGATTGCCACTGGCGGGGCGACACTTTTTCAATGATGCCCATGTATTCACCCACAGGTACTGGGATGATTTTTGTGTCATTGCTGGCGGTGACTGTTGCGTCGAGAAAGGATTGTGCGTCAAAGGACATGATGATGGTTCCGAGAAAAGGGAAAAGGAAAAGAAAAAGGAAAAAACTGAGTTGAAGGGTGGGCTGAGTTACATGGCTGACTCCTGTTAGGGTTGCAAGAATTTCTAAAAACATAGTGTCGGCCAATTGGTTGCAGGTGTCAACAGAAAGTTGCTAAGTTTTGTTGGGTTTTATGCGCGCGTTATTGGCCTGTAATGCGGGTGAGAAACTACACTACCCCGCCACGAGACTTCCACTTCGTCACAATTGTGCGGAAGTCTGAAGGCTGCCCACCGGCAATTGGCAGGTTACGGGTCTTGACGTCAGCCATGGCACTGCCAGTGTCCCAGGTGAATTTGCTGCCTTCGCGGACTGTCAAGATCACGTCAGAAAACATCGGCGGCAGCTTTGGTGCCAGTGCCTTGCCAAGCGTGCTGACCATTAGCTTTACACCACCCAAGATGGCGTCAGTCTCACGCTCCACATGAGCAATAAGGACAAAATGACAGCGGCAGTTATCAGTCCACATACGCACAATTTTCTCAACTTGGTCTTGAGCAATTCCCCAGTCCGATTGGTTACGTACAGGTTTTCCGCCAACAACAAGAGACATTGCAGCCCGAGCAAGCCCTGCCATACCGTCAACAACCAGAGCGCGGCTAGGTGTCCAAGTATCAACGCATCCATATTTTTCTCCAGTGCGGTCGTCGGGGAAGTTGTTTACAGCTTCAATTAGCTTGATGAACTGATTGTGCTTAGCTCGGTTTGGGTCGGACATCTTTGCGAGACTGTCAAGTGCCATGGTGTTGACCTTGTTGGCGCTTTCGAGGAACTCAGTGAAGGATGCTTTGGGCGCGTCGAGGATGTGCCAGTGCAGGTTGGCCGGGACTTCTTTTCCCTTGTCGGTGAAGTACGCCAGCAGCGACTCCAGGCCGGGTTCGAGTCCGAGGTAAAAGACTTCCACGCCACTTTCCACAAGCGACCCGAGGCTGTAGGTTTTGCCAGTTCCGGCTGGACCCATCAGCAGAACATTGACCCCAGGCAATGCGGATTTGATCAGGGGATTCGATGCTACATCTGACATAATTTGTTTTCCAAGTAATCGAGGTGCAATAGAAACTCCCGCTTGAGCACCTCACCGTCAAGCGAGCTGGTGAACTCAGGTTCCATTGGCATCCACAAGCTGCCTGGGATTCCGCCAGCATCAACGTGGTGCTTGCGGCAGGGCTTGTGGAAGCAGAAGAACTGAGTATCGAAAATCACAGCCCTAGCCCATACCTCGGCGCACACTGGGCAAAAGAAGGCGTAGCTTATGGGCCGGGTACCTCGATTGGTCAGTGGGTAGCGCTGGCATGAGCCAAGGCTGCGGTTTTCGATGTAAAAATGCTGGGTGAGCATTAGTGTGGCAGGATGATACCTGGGCGTGCGTTGGCTTCCTGGACAATCGTGGTGAGTCGCTGGTGTGTGTCAGCAAACAACTGCATCACACGGTCAAGTTCGACAACTTCTGCTGAAGGCGAACCGTCAGCTGTTGGTGTGGACTGGCTGCGTAAGTGATTGTTGATGACAATAGCCAAGCCGAAAATGGCTTGATTGACGTTGTGCATCTGTCTCGCAAAGAGTTCATCGTTGGTCATTTCAGTTTCCTGTGGTGATGCTGCGGAGAAGGGCGGCAGTAATTAAAGCGACATGCTTCTGCCCATCGCTGTCTTCAAAGATCAAATCAACAGTGGCGTTGCCTGCTATGGTGCCGTGTTGAACAACAACAGCTTTTTTGAGTATGGCTGTTCGATATTCAGGTTTGCGGTACAGGTAGCCTTTGTCTATGGCATCTGCAGCGTCGTAACAAACTGCAACATCCAAGTGCATCATTTGAGCATCCCCAAGAGTTCATTGGTCAGGTTGCTGGCCTGCTCTGGTGTATGCCCCCAGGACTGTTCGTGTTCACCAACAGTAAGCTCTTTGCGCGCCAGAGGGTCCCAGACTTTCTTTTCAAAGTACATTGGGAGCCAAGTTTCTGGGTCGCTGGATTTGCACACGCGCACGAACACGCAACCGCCGTAGTCCGTGCAGGCACCGTCAAGGTTGTAGTCCCAGTAACCGTCATTCCACATGCGAATCATCGACTGAATATCGCGGACCACCTGCCCCTCCCAGCGTTCAATTTCGTACTCCGAACGATAGGTCGGTACTTCCAACGTGTCGTACTTAGTTTTAAGGATACTGACGCCGCGCACAATAGCGCCGTTCGTCTTGATGCCCTGTTTGGACGCTGCCCAGCAATAGCCGGTAAACTGCGAACGCATTTCCCACTGACGCCCCCAAGATGCACCCAGGCTTGAAGTTGTCTTTTCGTCATAGACATAGATTCCCCCTGCACGGTGTGCAATCATGTCGCTTCGTCCGGTGTAGAGAATCGGGTCCCCCGTAACCGGATGCAGAATAGGAAGTGGCTCGGCAAAGCTGAACTCAATTCCCTTTCGACCTGAGGCGAGAGTGATTGGCTCAGCCCCATCCGCACCAAGCGGATATTGGTCAAAGTAAAACTCCAGTGCTCCACACATTCTGTCAAGTGATTTTGGACTGTCACTTGGACACTGAAAGTCGCCATAATGCTGGATGAGGGATGCCAGACCGTCACCTTCGGCATCACTGGCTGACTTGCCTCCGACGTAGAAGCTATTTCGAGCAGCCTCGATTCCAGACGCGAATGCACCCCCTGCGACCAAGTGAACGGAGGTTTCTTTTGGTTTCCAGTGTTCAAAGTATTGCCTGAAAGCTTTCTGTGGGCAGGCACGGAAGGAAGCCAGGATAGTGCTGTCCACTGTGTGGGGGAACATGGGGCGTTGACTAGGCTGGGACATCTTCGAAGTCTCCAGTTGTGTTGGTGTTGAGGTCAATGGCTTCTTGAGGGACTTCTTCAAACACGGTGCCAGCGGCTGGCGCTTCGTAGCTGATGCACAAGAGTTTTTGGATTTCCTCTTCCATCTTGGAGCACTCTTCAAAAGCGGCCAGTTTGCACTTCTGGATTTTGTCACGCAAACCTGCAATTTTGAGTGGTGCCGGGTTGAAGTTGTCTGGGATGTTCACTTCGAAGCTGTGGGCAGCTACGCCGACAGTGTATTCGTCGTGGGGGTAGGTTTCCGTGTCAGTGTCCATGGCTGCAAAGCCGATTTGCGGCGCAACGGATTCTGACCAGGGATACGTGGTGTGGGTAATAAAACCCTTGATGAGGTGTTTTGACATGACTAGAACCTTTAGCAGGGGATTGATTAAAGGGAGAACTTTGCAAGAACATCGTCAGCATTGATAGCGGCTTTGGGAGCTGCCTTCGCCCGGCTGACTGCGGACTTTTCGCTTGCGCCGACACGTTCCTTACGGATGGCGGCAATTGCTTCACGCATTTCTTCAGTTGTGATTGTGCCGTCAGCAGCTTTTTGGCGCCAGAGCTGAATCTGGCTGGTGATTACTTGGGACATTTTATGCCAAGCCTTTCTTTTTGGCGAACTTTTGGTTGCGGCGCTTGACTTGAGCGTTCCAGTAGCTGATGTCGTAAGGGCTGGAAGTCACCATGTTGTGTGCCCACTGGTCAAAAGTGCGCTTGGTGTTGGATAGGCGCTTGGATAGGCTGGGGGTGCTGCGGGTTTTGGGCAAGCCCGTGATGGTAGTCGGGACTGTGCCGCCGACAAGTCCCAGGATAGCGGCCAAAAGCAAGTTAGAACGGGCAGGGGGGTTGGGGGAAGTGAAGTGCATAATGGTTCCTTGGTTGAGTTTCATGCCCGTATTAATAAATAATAATAGGGGCATGAAACGAATTATAATCAATGCAATGCAGTAGTCAACTGTTTTATGCCAAGATTAGTCGGGTGGTTGGTCGGCTGCAGGCAACGTACAGGCACTGGAAGGCTTCCCGGCGTGTGCGGTTTAGCAGAATGTCCTGGTAGTCAACCCACACGTTTTCGTAAGTCGAGCCTTGGCTGCGGTGAGCAGTGATTGCGTAGGCGTACCGGATGTCGTGGAAGAGGTCCTTGAGGTCCCAGAACTTCTTCCACAGCTTCGGTGTTGTGGCTGCCATGTGTGCGAGTTGCTGGCAGTCGGCGTCGAATTGGGCTTGGGAAGCTGGATGCAACACCAGCAAGCGCACGGATTTGCCGATTTCTGTGGTGGCCTTGAGTTCAATTGCCTGGTACTTTGGTTCCATGGGGTGCTTGCAGTTGATAACGCTTTCGACAACAGCTTCTTCATCTGTTGTCATCAGCATTTCGTCATTGCGTTCACACGGAGCTGCTGCTACAATGCGTTCCCCGACCATCCAAGGGGTTGCTTGCGACTCCACGCCATACAAGGCATTTCGGATAAGCGCATTGTACTCTGCCACACGGACATTTCGCCACGCAATTACTTTGGACTGGTTCCCGTCCGCAAACTCGCCCGCTTGTACAGCCTTGAAGATTGATTCTTTGAAGGCCGATTTTGTAAGTTTCCATACGCCGTCAGAATTGCTGTGGTTGGACTTGATGTTGATGCAGGGTGCCGGACTGTCAATGACACTGCGGATTTCAGTTACCAGTTCAAGAATCTGGTTGTCATGGCGCATTACTTGGGTCAGCGACGCGCCGATGCCCAAGTCCCAGATGGGGCTGTGAATTTCACCCACTGGTGGCAGCTGCGCTGGGTCGCCCATGAACACAACTTTGAATTTGAACTTCTCGGCGTTTGCGCGAAGTTCCTTCAGCAAGTTTTTGTTGACCATCGAGCCTTCGTCAACAAAGATGCAGTCGAGGTCTTCAAGGCCTTCCGGCGGTTTGCCTGCAATGACCTGCTTGAGTTCGCCAGTCTTGTCGATGCGCAAGCCCAGGAGACTGTAGATTGTCCCAGCACTTCCGGTGACTTGTTTCAGCACCTTGGCTGCTTTGTTGGTTGGTGCAGTGTATGCGAAGTTGGTGTGACTGCCTGCAGTTCGGGCAACAACTTCCCGCATGCAGAAAGTTTTGCCAGTGCCAGCATATCCGGCGAATGTGAAGAAAGGGCTGATCGGGTCCGGGTCTTCAATGAAGTCCAAGAGGCGACTGACCGCAGTGGACTGTTCGCTGTTGAGTTCAATATGGCTGTCGTGTTTCATCGTGTGATTCCCCGCAGGCGGTCAGAAATAAGTTGGGCATAGCCTGCAATGTCTACCCAGCTGTCGTCGTAATTGTTATCACCGTTCACGATTCTGCCGATTTTGTGGCAGATCATGTCCAAGGTTTCTTGCTGGTCTGCAGGCAAAATCTTGCCGCGAGAGTCCAGGTGTTCTTTAATGAGCATCTTTAGGTCTTGCGTGACAGTTGCATGGCCGATGAAGGTCCCATAGCGACTGCCGCGTTCGGCCAAAGTCTCGGTTAAGTTGGGGTGTGGGGATTGCACGGGGCCTGGCATAGTGGGTTAAACTCCTTGTGGATGGGATAGCCTTCGTTTTCGAAGAGGGTGTGGTAGTCAAGTTCTGACGCCAGTTGCTGCTCGATGCTGGCACCGCGGCTGTTTTCCCAGCCATCGAGCATGAAGATCGCGTCGCAAGTTAGCATCGTGATTAGCGCAGCTTTCATGTAGAAAGCCCACGGGCGGTCCGTGTGTGTGAACAGTTCGTGGGGGCTTGCAACTTCGTAGCCCAAAGCGCGCAGGGTGTGCGCGGCTCGGGTAAAAGCTGGAAAGTTCCATTCAGGGTGGCCTGTCATTGGGCCTGCGATATAGATTTTCATTTCTCGTCCTTAAGTTTGCGGATTGCGTCTGCACACTCGTGTCTTGTGATGTTGGAATCAACGCAGTCAGTTGTAGCAAGGGACACCACCAGCTTTGCAGCTTCCTCCAACGCATCACGCCGGAACTGGAGCATCTGGGCTTCGGTGTAAACAGGGCAATGGTTAAGAGTTCCGTTTACAGGGCCAACCACATCAAAGCGCCACTTTCCTTCTGGCAGTAGGATTGCTGGTTCAGGTAGCTTGGTCATGCTGCACCTTTCATAGCTGCGATGGCAGCATCAATTGCATCGTCAAGTTCTTGATTTGTGCACGATTCAGCATTTTCAAAGCAGGAAAATGCTTTCTCTGCTTTTTCAAAGTCACCAGATACTGCAATAGCAGAAAACCACCGATACCGTTCAGCATCCAGCTTCAATGCGTCACGCTCTGCAAGCAAGTCGAGTTCAGCTTGTGCTGCTTTGTTGCAAGCCAGAGTCAGCCGTTCAACTTCCGCTTGTAGCGATTCAATAGCATCGGCAGCTTCACTAACCATAGGCGCAACGTCAGCAATTGGCATTGGTGTGCGGTGCAGCTTTTGCACCACCCCGCGTAGCCGTTCAATCAGTTCTGTGTGTTTCATTCCAATCCTTTAACAAGATACAAAACTTCCATCGGTAAGGTATCCGTGCCACGAGCAGCAGCGCTGACCCAGCGAAGGCGTTAGCGTTGGCTCTTGTTCATTTCCATTCCACACCCAGCCTTTCGACCCATCGTCAATAGGCACGAAGCAATCGGAGCCGCAGCCGGGGCAATCAAAACCAACGCCGCCAACGTGACCATCTGGGTATCGACGTAAAGCCCATCCGTTTGGGCGATTTTCTTTTTGTGCTGTCACAGTTCACCTCCGCTGACTGCAATCAGTGCACGACGATGTGCTTCTGCGCCTTCTTTTGTTGCTTGCACGAAGCCAATCTTCAAAACTTCTTTGTCATACTCGTGGTTTGTCCACGACGACTCGCAGACTTTGTTTGGGTATGCGGAGATATACCAATAAGGTGTCCCGTATTCAGGCGCAACACGCATAGGCTCCGGCCATTCGTACTTCACGCCGTCAACAGTGACGCTGCGCATCCTGGGTTTGATGCGGAACTGCGCCTCAGCGTATGCTTCCGCAGTTAATGCCCTCCAATCTGATGGAAACCATTTACTTAGCGAAGGCTCATAAAACTCAATCTCAATCGACGTATCCGCAGTCCATGCATCAATGATTTCTTTATGTGGGTGTTGTGCCATCACATAATCCCCTTAACACCAGTGCCATTGCAGTGTTTGCAAGGCGTTTTCAGTGCCTCAAAGTACTGCACAAGCAGGTTACTGAAAAACTCTTTGTACGCCCCAGTCGGGATGCGCTCTTCCAACTCGCTGTACAAGTGCAAATCGAGCTTGTCAGCCAGAGGCTGGGGAATTGCGATGTTGCGGAAGGTCGAAGGAATGGTTTGTTTGGGCCTTGGCATAGTTACTCCAGATGGTTAAGCGGTTAGTGGGTCTAGTGTCACACCGTCGGGTCCAGAGGTCAAGCGGTGATTTTCAAGTTCTATTGAGTACGTGGAATGGCTGTCCCAGTTTGGCGAGGCCGCGTAAATCCACTGACCATGGAGGCCTTGGAAGTAGACTGGGTGACCTTCGGCCCACAAGACAATCAGCAAGTAGTGGGTCCGCGCGGGGAGCTTGGGCAGTCTCATTTGCAGTCCTCGACGATGAAGGTGCGCTCGGCAGGCTTGCTGCAGGGAAGTTTGCACTTCGGGACGACACACTTTTGCGGGGCTTGCATTTCGCTTTCATAGCCTGCCCAAATGCTGGCTGCAATGAACAAGCTGAAAGCGCCAATAGTGGCAAGGATGTTCTGAAGGATTTTCATGTTAAAAAGGGCACTCAGGGGTGCATTCGTGTAATGGTTGCTGATAACTCCACAGCCAATCAATAATTGCTTCTGTGAGGGTGGCTTCGGACCAGCTGTATCGGCTGGCCAGAATGTGCAGTGCTGGTATCTGGTTGGCACGAAAAATGCAGGCACCACTGGTTTTCCGATGGGGGAACCAGTAGGCACCGCAATTACATGGTACAGGTCTTTGCCACTTGTGCATAGCGTTTCTGCCCAGCTTCCTGGGTCATGAACTGCTCAATAGGCCAATAGCCGTTGGCTGCCGTGTTAATACACAGGTACCAGAAACCGTCTTTGGGGTTGAAGTCCAAACGGTATAGGGAGGCTTGCGGCGGTTCTGGTTCAAGCTCAGCCTGCCTTGCTTTAGGGTTGAGGCCGCGGTTCACAGGATGTTGCCTTCTTCATCGCAAAACTCAGGCTCTGGCGGGTCGCAGTCGTCGTTTTCGTGACTGTACACGACGCCCTTGCCATGGCAGGTTAAGCAGCGAGTGCCTTCGTAGCGACCTTCGCCGCATCCGTTACAGTCGCTGCACAGGTTTTCTATGTAATCGTCTGACTGTGGCATGGCTTAGATGTCGATTAGGTCGAAAATGTAGTCAGGTTCCAAGCCGAAGTCCTGGGCAAGAACTTCTTCCGGGTCAGCACCTTCAGCAATTGCTTCTTTGGCATCAGCGATCATATCGTCAGCTTCTTCAGACGAAATGTTGTCGCGCTTCATAATGATGCGCTTGAGTTCAGAGCCTTTAGACTGGGACATGGAGAAGCTCCTGGGTGGGTTGAGTGGTGGGGAGTTGCAAAGAGTCTGCGATTTCGTCTTGGTCGGCCTCGAACTGGAGCTGCTCTTGCTCTTCAGCGGACATTGGCTCTTCGTCGTCGGAAGGTTCTTCAACCTCTGGTTCGTCATCAGCAACTTCTGGTTCGTCGTCAAATGTGATGCCGAGCTGCTTGCCCGGAAAGCCATTGTCGTCGAGGCAGAAAGCGCACAATGGAACGTCAACTTCAGTGGTTTTGACTTCTTTCTTGAGCGTGCTGTTTTCTTCGTCGGTGGCAGCGACCCAACGGTCGGCTTCTTTGAGCGTGCGGTGCTTCTGACGCTGGAAGATTCCGGTAAACATTGCTGTGTAGTTTTCGCAGCATGTGCAATGTTGAATCTGAAACATAGCAACTGCTGCTCGGGGCAGCCATTCGCGCTGCAATTCAATGCGTCGAATGTCCTGCAGCATGTCGTTGAGAGCGTCGCCAGACATTGGGCGTTTTTCTTTCAGGGCTTTGCGCCCGTCTTTGAGCAGCTGTGTGTCGGCTTTGTGCGCTAAGGCTTCCTTGAGCAGGTCGCCGAATGAAAAGCCATTGTCTTCGTCCGTGCCGTCGTCTGGCGGCAGATTGTCTTGGTTCACTTTATTTCCTTTCAGTGAGTGTCGTGCGGTAGGATTACCGCACGTATTGAGATTATAACATACTCGCGCGAGAAATCAACACAGTTTTGCATGGTCAACTGCAAGACTTAGCTGTTATTCACCCGTATTATCAACGGATAACGCGGGCATGAAACCCCATTCTTTAAGTAAAAAAGCCCCCAGGCTCATAACACCTGGGGGCTTCTCCAAAACTACTAAGGGGCGAAAGGAAAAAACTCCCCCTAGCAGTTCGCTTTAGCTGGCAGCAACTTCGCCGAATTTGCCCAGCAATGCATCGGTGTCGATAGCATCCACAGGCTTTTTCTTCTTGTTGGCTTCCAGCTTTTCGATGATCGGCTTGAGCTTGGGGTGGTCGCGCAGTGCGTTCTTTTCGGCTTGGGACAGAGCTTTGAGGTCTTCCTTCACCGCAATTGCGGACTTGCCAGTCAGTTCGACCAAGGCGCGGGCCAACACGGAAGCGCCGGCCAAGCCGCTGGATTCGCGTTTGATTGCCCATTCACCCTTGGCCAAGCGGTCCATCAAGTCATCAATGGCCAGAACTGCGTCTTCCACGTCGTCCAAGCCAGAGATTTCGTCGCCCAGCTTTTGCTCAGCGCCGTGCAAAGCGAATTTGCTCAGCAGGGCTTCGGGCAATGTGAAGATGCGGGTTTCGCCATTCACGAAGTCCAAGCGCACAGCCAAGCTGCCATCGTCGCGCTCTTGGCTGGACTTTTGCATGCGGCGTTTGCCAGGGAATTCCACAATGCGACCATCGTCCATGGTCACTGTGGTGTATTCAGTTTCTTTGCGGGGAGCTGTTGCCATTTTCTATTCCTAGTATGAATAAGGGGTAATTAACGAAATGAGGCTTAACCCAGTTGCCTGACCAAACCCCAAAACGGGGCGGATAAATGAATAGTATCGGGTTTGCGCCAGCCGTCAATAACTATTTACTAAGTTTTGAACGGGGGCACAATTCGCTGCCCACCGGCTTCACGCTTGCGGATGTCCTGTACCTGACGCGCGAGACGGGAACCCATGAGGTCTGGCTGGCGCAGTTCTTCGCCGTCGGCAGCTTTGAGGCCGAACTTGTCAGTTTCGAGCTTGAGCAGGTCTCTGATCTTCTGGTGGTCCCACATCTGCTCATGGCGCAGGAATACCAGAACATTGTCGTTTTCAGCCAGCTGCATCATCAGCGAGTCTGCGATTTCCACAAGGTCCAGTCGGATGTTTTCCGAGCGCAAGTGCCTGAAGTAGGCGTAAAGCCGATTCCGCATGGCCTTGGCTTGGGCCGTGGTCTCGAAGGGGAAGCGGAAAGGTGTTTTGGCCCACACAGTCAGCAGTAGTTGCTCATACTCAGGCCCGAAGCTGGATGCGCGCGAGCCGCGGAAGTGTTTGTATTGTTCAGTCATTTTGAGGGTTTCTCCGTGTTTTGGCTGGTTTTCCGGGTTTTGCCACGTTGCAAGGTGTATCGTCAATACTTCAGGCTGCGCAGGCGGCACGTTTAACGGGGTTTTGGGGCGTTTTTTCGGGTATGGTGGGGCATAGGTATAGGCTAATGATTTGCGGCCCGTATACGTCGATTTTAGGGGGTTGCTGCTATGGTTCTATTAGGGGGTTTTATGCCCGTATTACAGGCCAATAATGGGCGCGAGAAACCCCCCAAGTAAAAAAGCCCCCGAAGGGGCTTAGTCAGTCCGATTTTCCGATTTTAGCTGCGCGTAAACGTGACTGGGCAAAACACAGCAAACCCCCGAAGGGGCTGGGGGTTAGAGAGAATCAATCAATCTGAGCCACTGCACATACGTCAGGGGCTTGGCCTTCAAGGATTGACAATGGGCAATATGGTGCAGATAGCTCATGGTGTGATGTTCCTTAATGGGCGTAGATTGACCCGATATTGTCAGGCTCCATGCAGGCCTTGGCTGCGAGCGCGAAGCCGTGCCCCTGGAATAATGCGCCTGTGATTTGATAGGGAATACCAGCATCATGCAGCATGTCCAGCTGCTTTTCCGCTTGCTCACAGTCCGCTGGCACGGTAACGTCAAAGCTCATTTTCATTTTAGCTGTGCCCTTGGGCAGCACGTTAACCCAACGGATGCAGCAAATTGTGGTTTTGGCTTTTGCCATGATAAACCCCTTATAAATAGTGTGTGAAAATGTAGGCCAGTGCGATACTGGCCACAATGTATTTAATTAATAAGAACATTGGCAAACCCCCGAAGGGGCTGGTTCTTATTTTGCGCCGAACTTGCTCAGCAGGGCATCCGTGTCAATGTTGGATTTTGCCGCTTTCAATTCTGCCATCTTCGCCGCGACCTTGGGGCTTGAGCGCAGGGCTTTGACTTCTTCGTCGCTGCAATCGTCCAATTGTGCCCGAATAGCGTCTTCATCCTTGCCGAATATTGCCATGAGAGCGCGGACCAGCAACCCGGTGCCACCTGTGCCCGTCCCGTCACCGCGTACCTTGTTCCATGTTCCGGTGGGGCTTGTGATGCGCTCGAACACTTCCAAAACAGCCTGAAATTTATCGTCGATAGTAGCGCTGGCGCCTGTATCAGGATTACGTGCGATGGCAGCTGCATCAACAAGCTTTTGTTTCAAGCCGTGCATGATAGCGGCTTGCGCTATCATGGGTGAGAGTGCGCGCATATCGACAATTAGCTCTTTGCCATGCTGAAATGCGAGCGTGAGCATGTGGGCGTCGATAGTGGCTGCAACAGCTGTGGATGTTGTGGATTTAGAAGCCATGATAATTGTCCTTTCAATTGTAGGGGCTTGCCCCATTTAGCACCCGGTACCATTACCGAGCCCCGTTACCTATGCATGGACTATGCCAACTTTTCAGTGTTTTCACTATCCACACACAAACCCTATATAAATCAATGGGTTACTAACGTTATGCACAAGTTGTTCAAAAGTTATCCTTTTTGGCCGTTGGACCTATTGCACCATAATAGTAACTACCGCACTACAATGGGGATTTTCGCACCACAATAGTGTATTATTTATAATTACACTGCCACATGCCATTGTCACATAGTTATGCACAGACTTGTTCACACAATTGTGGATAATGCATTATGTGCATGACTGCTCCGCCGTGTATAAGCTGTGGACAACGTTGGGTCAGTGGATAACATGTGGGTAAGTGTGGGGGTTGCATGGCAGTTATCCACACAACGCGCCGACCAAGCCTGCGTTGCCCACACGTTATGCACTGCAGCATGGAGTTATCCACCGCCGGACGGCTGCCGCGCACCACAATCCACAAGTTATCCCCGTCGGCAGTGGACAACTCGACGTCTGGCAGTGGATAACGTCGCGGCCAGTGGACGGCCAGTGGATAACCCAGGGGGAGGGGGAAATTTTTGCTGGCTGAAAAAAGTTGTATTGCACCGTCCAGGATTTTTGAAAAATTTTACAATCTTGCAGTCCCTGCGCCAGCCTGTTAGTAGCTGTGAATTGCGGCAGGTTGCGAAATTTTTAATTTTTTCAGAAAATTTGCATCATTTCTCGCGCGCGTTATCAGCCCTTAATACGGGTGAGAAATGATTTACAGTTACTCGCGCGCATTAAGAGCCTGTAATACGGGTGAGAAACGCGGCGTGAGCCGGGGGCCACTGCTCCGCTCCAGCTATTACTATCAACAGCTAGCTGCCCAGCCACTGTTAGTAGCTATAACAAGTAACAACTAGCTGCTGCCAGCTGCTTCCGCTTAGTAACAACTAGCAACTTGCTGCGTGCGGCTGCGGCTTGACGCTTGGGGCGCCCCGCT